TCATACTGCTTTTTGACCTACAACGAGCCAGTCTTTACCCCGGTCATCGTTGTATTTATCCGTCATTTTTTTCGATTTGTGGCCCAATAATTTCTGAGTATCTAAGCCTTGCTCCCGGTATAGTCGTTCTGAAAGTGATCTCTGCTCGTGGAAAGTTGGGGCGGTGCCTTCATTCCATGCAAGACAACTTTTGTCTCGAGCTTTTTTAAATGTAGAAGTCAGAGTTTTCGTAGACACTTGATCACCACGGTTAGCCTGAGAAGTGGTATGTCTGAAATGGACCAGATATTTACTAACTACAGCATCTCTACATTTTGAAACGACATCGCGTAATGAAATATCTAGTACTTCATTTCTTAGTGAGAGCGGAATGGCAAGGCGAGTACCTGTTTTCTCCTGCACAATATGTAACATGTCATCCCAGATATCGGAGAATTTCATATTACAAATATCACCTATGCGCTGACCGGTTACAATTGCGAGTAACATTCCGCACTGCAAATATGGCTGTTGATGCTCAGCGTATTCATAAATAGTCTTCCACTCCTCTAGTGATAAACGTTGCCTGGTAATTTTGTTTCGGGGTTGTTTGGTAGCAAGTGCAGGGTTATATCCAGGAGGTACATGCCCTGCGTGCTGCGCCTCTTTGAATATATCGATAATGACCATACGAACAATTTGAGCCATTCTGTTATGTCCTTCAGACTTAACAGCATCTGTAATTTCGGCAATATCGAGTGCCGAAATATCTTTTAGATATTGCATACCACAATGCTCACGAAACAAACGTATGGGCTTTGCTTTCTGCCGGTACGAATTTGGCTTGAGCTCGTTGTGTTGCAATCTTTCCTCCTGAACGGACTCGTACTTATCAAGCCAGGCTGAAACAGTAATGTCAGAACGTTGTCCTTTCATGCGCGACAGGCGTTCATTTACACTCAGGATTTGCCTGGTGCGCTGCTCAGCAATGATAGTGTTCGCTTCACTTGCCACCTGTTTTGCCTCAGCCTCATCTGTGCCGAGACTATGAAACCGGCCTGTGGTCGGGTGTTTATATTGCCAATAAATCCTCCCTGTCCGCTTATCAAGCTTACAGTAAAGGTTTGGAATTGATATTTTATGAGACCGCGGTCTAGCTGCCATCGTTAATAATCCGTCTTAATCTAGGGTTGGAGTTTTTCGGAATTTGAGGTTCGGCAATTATCCCTACAAAGCGAGCTTCCCGGTCAACCATCCAGCGACGACCGACTCGCATTGCTGGTGGCGCTATCATTTGACCTTTAGCATATTTCTTTAAAACTCGCTCACTTGGGGCTTCACTACCGAATTCATCTTTCGCCCATTCGAGTAAAGAGACCATACGAGACATTTTTTTCTCCATACAGCCCGGCTGCACCCGGGCATTAGATTTATTCTTCGGTGCTGGTGGCTGGCAAAAGCTTCTGCCAGATTGCAGACACGTATTTTGCTTGGTGCCGGGCATCGGCCAGTGCGTTGTGGGCTACGCCATCAAAAGGCATATTCCGTTTGGGGTCGAAACCAAGTTCTTTGCCGAGCAACACCATGGTGCGCACGTCGCTGTCGTTCCAGAATTGCCACGGGCAGGTTTGGTCGGCGCGGTCGTAGGCTGAACGCAAAATTACGTTGTCGAAATTGGCTCCATTACCCCAGACTTTCAAGTAACTCGGATTGTCAGCGTTGCGACTGATAAACGAACTGAATTCGGAGAGCACATCAGCGATATGCTTGGTATCGTCGGTGCAAATAGCGGCACGGGCCTCCGCTGATTGTTTCAGCCACCATAGGATGGTGTCCCCGTCAGGTGTAGCACCCTGTTCCATGGCGCTGGCGAGGTTAACGGCCATATAGAACTCTGCGCCAAGACCTCCTGTTTGTGGATCAAAGAATACCGCACCGATCGTGACGATTGGCGCAGTAGGCTTATTGCCCATAGTTTCGATGTCGATCATTAAATGGTTCATGCTAAATATCCTTCTTCGGTCTAGCTTGTGGGCAAATATTGCGTATGTGTGGCTTTACCTTCTGCTGAGATTTAGAAATCAGTCCTCATCCTCCTCATCATCGCAACTTGCCAGTAGAGGGTTCATTCGTCGCCCGACCTGGTGGGCGTAGCCGCAGCGACCGAGGTTATGCAGTACACCGTAGATTTCGAACATCTCGGTACGCTCATCGCCGATATCAAGCTCACAGGCCAGCTCGTGGCACTCAGTAGCGAGCGCCGATATCTTCTGAAGCAATTCGACCTTATTCACCTTGCACCTCCTGCGGGGCGGCTGCGAAATGCTCAACGCCTTTAGCCCAGATTTCTTTGATATTCGTCCAGCTAACAGGCACTGTGATTTCAATTCTCCCGCTGCCGTCGCATGTTTCGCACTCATCATCACCAAAACACTCAGAGCAGTTTACGAATTTAGTTTCTGAAAACTCACCGGCCAGAGCGCCCTTTGCGCCGTTCTCAGCGGTTAACCTCATAGGTACCATCACGTAACCATCCGGAATTACCGGAGAGTTGCCAGCCTGGAGCATGGCGGCGCGACGAATATCAGTTCCCAGCTCCTCGGCCCAGTCCTGCCATTCATCAGGCAATCCGCTTTTGCTGCTGGCGATGTGATTGGCAAGTTTGTATAAATCCTCGTTCACTACCGGCGCTGGCTGCTCTTTGATGTGCAAGCGAGGTTCACCGTCTTTCGGCTCAGGCCAATCACGCAGTTTGTTCACCGCCAGTTTCTCGATCATCGCCTGGGTAATCTGCTCGTCAGTGATACCGGCACGGCGTTGTGCATCCCACAGCAGAAACTGCATATCAGCCCACTCGCTGAGGTCGTCAGGCTCGGCAGCGGCTTCCAGAGCTTCTTTGCTGAGATGCTTCAGCGGGCCAACCGGGCCGACATTGCCGAAGGTGGTCTGTGACCACTCTGCATGCTCGCGGCGTACCTGGTCGCGGTCCGGCGCTGACTGCGCGTGGCGATAGAGCGGGATAACTACAGGATTAAGTGCGGTGTTAGGCACCCACTCTAATCCGCCATCACTCCGCTTTTCATAGTTGCCGCCCTTGCCGTAAGCCTCTGCTTTCTCTCTTGTGGCAAAAACTGTGTTTGTGTTGATGTGATTATTCAGAACGCCATCCATGTTTCTGAATATCAGACTGTACGCCACTGGCTCGTTGTCCATTGCGGCCAGCGCCATGCGGGCCAACGCGTTGAGCTCTTCCTGTGTTGGCGGGTAGTTATACAGGTCATCTTCTACGGCCAGTGCTTCTAGGCGCTCTCTGGTTATGGTTAATTTGCTGGTCATTGGTCTTAATCCTTCTGCTGGACAACTGGCACGGACAAATCAACGCACCATGAAGTTACGCCAAACTGTTCATCATTCTCGGTTTTGCCATAAACGTAATATTTGGCACCCGGACGCCCCATAACCGGATCGAAAACTTCAATGCCTCGGTCTGCCGTTAGCGACATGAGGATTTGATGTAGCCCGCCCTGAATGTTCAGTGATGGCACGGTAAGGAAGTAGATAAACCCGTACAGCAATTCGGCTTTGCGCTGGCTACCGTAGAAATACGGGATTTTGTAGTAGTCCAGGGCGTCATCGAGCCAATCGGTTTTATCGTGAAAAGACTGGTGCCAGCGCTGAACCACTTCATCTACCGGCTGGCCTGCCACCATTGCAACGCAAGCAGACATGCACGTATTGAAAGTGGGTTGTTGTTGGTGTTGAAGCATCACTCAGCCTCCCACTTGATGCCAGCGGCGGTTAGCGCTGCCTTTACGTCCTGGCTGTAGTTATAAACGCCATCAGACCAGACGTATCTATCCCCAGATACAATCTGCCGTAAGTCTGGCAGCTTCACGGTGCGGGACTCCACAGGAGCCGACCTGTGATAACCGGTCCCGCGCGGGTAATCTGCGCCACACGGTGAATACAATTCTTCGCCGTTCCGGATAACTCGGCACAGGTAGATATCGGGTTTCTTGGACTCCAGCTTGGCGATGCGCTCTTCATACCGAGCGCCAATCGATACCGCTTTGTGGTAGGCCTCAAGCCATTTTGATGATTGCGTCTGCGCCTTCTCCAGCGCCTCTACCAGCTCGAGGATGTTGACAGGATTGGCTTCTTTGTTGAATTCGTTAAGATCCGTGATATCGATATCAATCTGCTCACCTTCGTGCTGAGAAATATCGATAATCTCACCATATGGGTATGCTGCTAGTCGTTCATGAGCCCCAATGGCATTCTCTGCTGCCGCTTTCAGGCTCTGCGCCAGTTCGGTGATATCAGTCATCGCTTTCCTCCAGCACCAACTTGATGTCATCAGGAACCTGCAGCGTCAGAACAACGCTATAACCACGGTCATGCTGACTGAACGACGCCGGCCATGCTGGAAGCTGGGTTTCTTCATTGACCTGACCAACGCCAATAGCCCAGCATCCCTCGTCGGTATAGCAGGCAATAACCAGCATCTCGCCTTCAGAGGATTTGAGGTGGTAAACACCGGGGTTGCTGTACATGCAGATTTCTTCCCGGATGGTTCCTTCGCATTCGAAAAGATCATCACTGGCACCGTAAAATTTCAGTTCTTTCATACTGCGCCACCTTCGATATTGCGGAACCAGATGCACACAGGACCGTCTTCAGTGTCATGTATCGATCCGACAAACCAGCCGTCACCTTCCGGTTTCTCCGGATTCCATTTGGTGAAAGTACCTTCACCGCTTTCATATTCAGAGCGTGCCTCTTCGTTATCACTACATTCCAGAAATGACATGGAAGATTGCAGTCCATTGGCATCAACCCACTCCTTAAACTCTGCGATCGTGACTCCCTCGTTGTTGCCGCAAAGGTCATCAAAGCATGGATGAGTCCAGAACCCGTATGTGGTGTCGCGTGTTACCGGAAGTGCTGTAATTTTGCTCATTTCCCGGTCTCCTCACGCAGCATGACGCAGAATTCGTAAGCAGCATCTGGCAATGAGCGGTAGTAAGCTTTGGCCTCAACGAATACGGAGTTTTCGTCACCGCAGTAAGCTGCAAATTCTTCCACCCCATCAGCCTTTATACCGGCATAGATGCGATCGGTGGCGGGGAATGGGTTCTCTGCGTTTACGTCGCGAGAGACGTACATATTGATTTCAGATACGTAATCCAGAGGCACACCCGCGAACATGTAGCCTTCGCCTTCAGATAAGTATTCAACGTGGTTCTCGCTGATATCGGTCAGCAGGCGGAGCATCGTCAAGTTCTCCGTAGCCAACTGCTGCAGATGGTCCTGCAGGTCTACGCCAGCCGGGCAGCCAACAATCTCCCGGCACTTCTCGATAGTCGCCAGTGCTGCTGTTAATTCGTTTTCGTTTTTCATGATACCCACCACTTAATAATCATGCAGATGCCAACAGTGATAACGATAACCACCACCAGGCAGATCAAATCGGCAAACACAGCGAACCGGCGCATGGTGCGATCGCTGCAGTTCTCAGGATCAAAATTCATACTGCCTCCCCAAGTACCCAGCGCAGAGCGTCGGCATATTCGCCGCTTACACCTTCGAGGGCTTTGGTTATCTCTTTTCGGGATTTGAGTCGCGGCTTTGCTTCCCCAAGAACCTGGCGCTGACGACGTGCTTTTTCGTGGCCAGTAGTACCAGCGGTCGCTGATTCGATTTCTGCCACTTTTTCCCGCTGTTCTTCGGGCTTCAGTGATGCCAGTTGCCGTGCCTGGGTAACGGTAACAGTGCCGGACTCCACTGCATCCCGGACGGCTTGAGTGGCATCGAGCAAGGACAGCGTTGCGCGTACGGTCTGAACACTACAGCCAAACAGAACCGCAAGATCGTCCTCGTCGTGACCGCGGTCCATCGCGTCTGACATTTTCTTAGCCCGACCTAATGGCGTGTCAGGCCGGCGGATTTCGTTCTCACTGACCATGTATTTGGCCATTTGATATGCCGATCCGCGCTTAACGACGCCTGGAACAAGCAGTGGCGTTTTGCCTTCTTTCAGCAGGAGTTTATTGGCTTCCAGCGTATGGCGAACGCGCTGACGGCCTACAACTACACAGGAACGCCCATTTTCAGGGTCTTTCCAGACAATGATCGGCTCCAGAACACCCAGTTCCTTGATATTCAGTACCATCCCCTCGTCGATTGGCAGGTTGATGCGCTCGTCGTAAAGTGGATGCGTCTTATCTGTAACCAGGAACAGGTTTTCCGGTTCGAACATCAGAACGTTCGTTTTACCGCTGGCGCCATAGGCGTCGATCGAGTTTTTAGCCACTTCAATGCCCCCCTCTAAGCGGTTCTAACTCAGCTTTGAGCGCTTTGTTTTGGTCCAGTGCTTCAGTCAGGGCAACGAACGTCACGTCCAGTCTTGATGCAATGGCTCGCATTAACGAAGCTTCAGCTGGTGGCAGACCAGCTGCCGCAGTGTTAGCGGCAGACACGAGGTCTTTCACTTTCATCCGGCTCATCAGCGCCGCTCCATCAGCTGGTTAAAGCGGTTCATAAACATTCCGTAAGACTGGCCAGGCCGGACGGGGTTAATGACGAACTGATCGGTAGGGATGATGCCTTCAAGCATCGACCAGACTGTGCCGTCATCTATTTCAAAATCGCGGCGTTCGCTGGCCAGCATTACCAGGTCGGCATATTTCACGGTCTGGTGTTGCTCAGCTGGCAGACCGAATTTTTGACGAATAGCAGCATCAACCCGATCTTCTATGGCGCGGTAGTCAGGGAGCAGGCGTTTAAGTGGTGCAGGAATATCCTGCAAATAAGCCTCGGCGGCATCGTGCAGCAGAGCTTCAAGTGCAAACTCTTGGGGCACCAGTTGGCTGGTTAAAACACTGTGCTGCCCGACGCTATAGAACTCCGGCAGGTGGCCGGCAAAGCGGCAGATGTTCGAGAGTGCATTAGCAATATCTTCGATCTCGATGGCGTCTTGCTGGATGTCGAGATAGTTAAAATGTTTGCCTGAAAAGGTTTGAATAAAGCTCATTTTTATCTCCATACTTTACGCCTGCACAGCGCTGATTTTTGGGTGTAGAAATCCCTCGCCAGATGGCGATAAATAAAGGGATTACGCTTCAATAAATCCCCGCTACAGCGGAGATTTAAGGCTGAGTAATTCGGTTTTTAAAATTAGGCTTTAAAATTACCGATAAAGGTATCTACCGGCTTTTTATCGAACTGAGCGACCAACAAATCGCGGAATTCGTTAGCCATTTCTTCTTCCCGAGCTTCGAGTTGAACGATCCGCAGCACAAATACTGGTTCGCCACTTTTAAGCAGGCTGTTACGAAGACTAAAGCGGCGTTCGCCCAGGCCTTCGTAAGGGATGCACTGAAATTCGAACGCGACCGGCATTACTTCTTTGCTGCTTGCTTCAATACTTTGCATCAGAGATTTTTTACCGGCGAAATCACTATCTTCGTGATCGGCCTGATTAGTCTGCTGGATAGTCACCCGACGAACAGCCTGCGCCGCTTTGGAAAGCTCCATGGTTTCCCCTTCAGTATCGAAAGCGAGCAAGAAATCGCTCCAGTCTTCGAGCCATTCGGCAATTTGTTTCTGGCTCAGGCGCTCGCCATTGATTGTGAGCAACGCCCGGAAAGGTGCTGTTTTTTTGAGGCGGATAGACGCTACGTTGTCTGCATGTCCGGGTTCGTCCAGGGACCCGATGTTAAACACTGCACGGGCTGACATACTCTCTGCGTCGATGAAGCAACGGGCTGGGGTATCAGTAACGGCATAGCCAACTGAATAACGAACGAAATCGGCAATGCTGGTTGTTTCCAGGGCACCACGGAAGCGGAAGCGGTGGAAGTTAAAGCGCTCCAGGCTTTCGATACCGTACCCGGACGGCAACATAACCGTAGGGCATAGAGTAGTTTTCAGTTCCTGGGTGTGGACCGCAGCAAGAGTTAGCTCCTGAATTTTCTCGATAGCGTCGCCGTTTAATTGTGACATAGGTTTTCCTTAAAGATTTACGGTTAAAGAACAGGTCGGTCGCGGCTTATTTAGCCGCCCGTAGCTTTCCATCAGGATCGCCAGCGAGGTTAAACAGGTTGCCCTGATCTTCCTGCAGGATCGTGAGCTTCCCGCCTTTGTTGACCCACATTGGTGTTTCGGTGGTGTCCTCTTCGGACGCTTTGCCGCGTGGGGTAGGGGTGCTGTAATTCAGGCGATGCTTGATCTTGACGCGCTTCTCTTCGACAGAGTTGCCCATACGCTCAAAATCAAAGGTGAGAACTACCTTGCCTTTGTTGCCGTTGTTAAGAACACCGAGCGCGGTGGTATTGAGAGCCGCCGCAATCTTGTTCATGAATACGCCGGCGTCAAGTTCGCCCAGAAAATCGGGCACGACTGTCATGCGATCATTACTCATGGTTTTATCCTCAGAAAAGGCGGCTGCCACCGCCGGAGCTTTCTCCATACACAACACAGAAGAGCACCAGCGGCTGCAAATCCGCCCGGGTGGATTGGGTTATGAGCCCGTCGCCCGGTGATGCTCTTGTGTGTTGCGTAAAAAGGGCGGTACCAGAAAGGGAAACAAACTGGCACCGCCAAGACTACACACAGCATAATTAACGAGGTTGTGGCGGTGGTGCCTCCACCTGCCGGGTTAAGCCATAACCGGCGGCGTACACTTCCCGGAAACGCATTCATTGAACGGGTTGGCTCGCCGCGTGCGCATAGCCGCAATTACCACAACGAAGAGAGCACTGCCGGTGTCCGAATCGAACGGACCTTTTCCCTGCCCATCACCAGATATAGAACTATCCTGGCGTCTGGAATCGAACCAGACTCTGTGCCTTGCTCGTCAATGCCCTCATCGTTGTGAGCTGTGGTGACGGGATTTGAACCCGCATAACGTCCGGCCGGCCGCATGAGATAACCTGTGTTGCGAACATTGGTTAGTGCTCAACTCCCCACATAAGGGGCGCTCTATCCATTTGAGCTACACCACAACGGTAAGAGCACTGCCGCCACCCCTTGCGGGATAACCCGTCTGTCTGCCTGGCGGTAGGGCGTTTCCTGGCATCTTCAGTGCTCTTTCCTGTTGTGTCCCGGACTCTTCCCGGGTGTCACACCTTTTCGCCGCGCTGGTGGGGCGCACGTCGTGCCTGAAACACTTAGCTTGCACATTTCCGGTTGTCCTGTGAGCGCATGGATCAAGGGAACTCTCAGGCCGCTGACGCTGCATGTGCCATACAGCGGTTGCGAATGTTGCCGTTCACAACTGGAAGCGCACTCCTTCAGTTACAAACCGATCCCCACGACCGATGGAAGATGGAATGCGCTTTCATGTTGTGTGCCTGCTTTTACCCACATCAGGCGAGGTGGATCCTGGTTATTCCCCAACAACAAGGATTCGGTTAATCTGGATGACTCTGGCCTAAATGGTTGAAATAAAGTGGAACTACTTTCTTTAAGAAACATGCTGTTATCTTTGGCATTGATACTTCCGATGGCGTCAAACGCTTCCGATGCTTCAAACCAACCAAGCAGCAATCTAAGCGATGGAGTTGAAACCTTTTCAATTGCCTGCTTTGGTATGCCTCAACAGACAACTATCGATATGGATGCATGCTTAGGTGCTCAACTGGCTCAGATTGAATGGGTTAAGGACAAGTACCTGGTAACAGCCCAAAATCGATTAAAACAAGACAACAAAGATGATCCTCAGCTTCTACAGGAACTGACCACTGCTTTTCAGGCTGAAACTAAAGCTTGGACCGATCTAATCGAGAGAGCCTCAGCGTCAGTGAAAGCTGATTCTGCTGGCGGCACGATCGTTGGTTCAGCCGTTACAACACGCCAAATTGGTCTGTATGAATTACAAGCGCATGATATTTGGGAGCACTGGTTACGATTTGAGGATTCAACACCTCCACTTTTACCAGAACCCAAGTTCAAATCTGACCATTAGTCATCCAGATTGTTAAAGAGCTAAGCGTCCTACGGGGCGCTTTTTTCATGCCTGCGAATCATGCTGAACTTCGTATGTTCCTGGCCGCCGTTTCGGTGGCTTCCTGCCTATTCGCTGTCGATAGATTTAATGTAGGGTATCTTACCTTTTGGTGTCAACATTAAAAGTAGGAAAACTTACATTGAGGATTATAAAAAAACCGCAGAACGCGGTTTAGGTTGGCAGTGAGTAATACTAAAGGTCAGTTACTACTTGTTTTACTACCCCAACAATTCGGCAGTTTCCGTTAACCTCAAGCACCCTGTAATTAGGGTTTAACGGGACTAAATATTTCATTGGCCCATCAATAACAAATTTCTTGAGGGTTGCCTCAGTTGAACCATCGATCTGAGCCACAACGATTTTTCCGCTGACCTCGTAAGGACTTCCAAAATCAGGATCTACGATAACAAGTGAACCTTCCGGTATGCTTGGCGCCCCATTGGGATTTGTCATTGAATCGCCGCGAACGCGTAAAGCAAAACCTTCATCGGAAAGGTTTGCAGTTGTATAAATCCAGTCTGAAATATCATTGCGTGTCATTGGAGAGCCTGATTCGGTCCATTCTCCAGCCTGAACCCATGACAACACCGGAATTTCTTTCACACCAAATTTTTCAGTTGGGCGAAGAGCTGGTACCTCAGTATCCGGCTCACCGATTCCATCAATAAGCCATTGAGGGCTACATTTTAGAGCAGCAGAAAGCGCCTGAAGGTTAGAACCTCCCGGTGCGTAATCACCCGACTCCCATCCAGTGACGGTAACCCTGTTAACGCCGACAAGCTTGCCCAATACAGCTTGGGTAAGTTTAAGTTCTTTGCGTCGTGCGCGGATACGATCATTCATTTTCATGTAGGTAATCCTACCATTTATCAATGTAGGAGTCCTTGACCTATGTATGTAAGATATCCTACTATCCATGTGTTCCTATTAACTACCCTTGAGGCATTTATGAATAAAGATGAAGTTATTTCTTACTTTGGTGGGGTAAGCAATTTGGCCCGACTCTTGGGCATTTCTCACGCATCAGTTTCCGGTTGGGGCAGCGTGATACCTAAGGGAAGAGCATTTGAAATTCAAACCATTACTGACGGTGTATTGAAGGTAGATCCGGCTCTTTATGCCAAGCATAGCGATACGTCGTCGCGTGTTTAACCACAGAGATAGGGGATAAGCCGTGGGTATTGAACCTGAATGGAAAGTTGATAAGCAACCGGCCTGGCTGGTGGCCGCTATCAAAAAAACGATTACTGATTTGGACGGTGGTTACGTGGAAGCCGCAGAGTGGCTGGGCGTTACTGAAAACGCATTGTTTAACCGTTTACGTGCCGATGGTGATCAGATTTTCCCTCTCGGCTGGGCAATGGTTCTGCAGCGAGCTGGTGGGTCAAATCATATTGCCAACGCTATAGCGCGTCACTCGAACGGCGTCTTTGTTCCGTTGGCAGATATTGAAGACGTGGACAACGCAGATATTAACCAGCGTCTTATGGAGTCCATTGAGTGGATAGGAAAACACTCGCAGTACCTGCGTAAAGCTACAGCTGATGGGATAATTGACCAGGCAGAACGCGAGCAAATTGAGGAGAACAGCTATCAGGTGATGGCGAAATGGCAGGAACATTTAACGTTACTGTTCCGTGTCTTTTGTCAGCCAGAAAAGAGTGACGCCCGCGAGTGTGCAGCTCCGGGCGTCGTGGCAGATAAATCAACGTGTATGGAGAAATGATCCGCATGAGCAATTTAATCGTAAATCTTCAATTACCGCAACTACGGATGTACCCGATCCCGGGCGTTTCGTCGTTTCGGTATGAGCGCATGGTATGCGGAAAGTGGGTCGCATGTAACCACAGTCGGGCACGTGGAGTTGTGGGGGTCTTTAACCGGAGGGCTAAAGCGTTATGCGAGAAGTTAACCGCAAGTTTAAAGACCACTACGGCAAACCTGTCAGAGTCATCCGCTGGGAACCTGAGACACGTTGTGTCATCTACCTGCGGGAAGGGTATCCCCACGAGTGCTTTAGTCCGCTCGATCAGTTTCAACGCAAGTTCAGGGAAGTAGAGGGCAGCCATGAGCAGTAAATTACACGGCCTGGTATGGGAAGCATGTGCCTTCAAGGGGCTGATAATATCTGAAATAGCGGTCATGGCCCGTCTGGCTGACTTCAGTAACGACGAAGGCGTGTCCTGGCCAGCGGTAACGACTATCCAGCGCCAGATCGGTGCTAAGAGTGAGAACACCGTACGCAGTGCTATTAAAAAACTACAGGCGAAAGGCTGGCTGAAGAAACAAGAGCGGCGAGTCGGCGGTAAGAACAATTCAAATGTCTACAAACTCAATGTGGACATGCTGGAGCGTGCGGCGGCAGAGGCCAAAGTGTTCTATTCGATCCCTAAGGAACAATCAAAATTTGATGCCTCAGAAATTGAGGGTTCAAAATTTGAAGGGTCAAAATCTGAGGCCTCAAATAATGGGTCTGCATCCCCTCAAATATTGCGGGGGGACCCCTCAATGGTTGAAGGCGATCCGTCATTAGATCCGTCATTAGATCCACCATCTAAAAAACCTTCTTGTCGGGCTCCTGCGGAACCCGACGATAAGTTGGATCCAGAGGTGGTTATTACCGAAAACGCGATCGAGGTTCTGGCCCACCTGAATCAGGTCAGCGGGTCTCGCTACCAGAAATCAAAATCCTCCCTGGAAAACATTCGCGCTCGACTGCGGGAAGGTCATGCCGTTTGCGACTTGAAGCTGGTCATTGATTTGAAGCATGAGCACTGGCGTCAGAATGATGAGCAGTATCAGTACATGCGCCCAGAGACGCTGTTCGGGCCGAGGAAATTCGAAGGATATCTGCAAAGCGCAATACGCTGGTCGCAAAAAGGGCGCCCACCTCGTGACTCATGGGATCAGAACCGGACCCGTGACGTTAACAGCATCGGATCCACGCAGACCACAATTCCGCCGGGGTTCAGAGGATGAATATTACTCAAACGAAGTTAAAGCGGTTAAAACAGCGCTGGTATCTGACTCGGTGGCGGAAATGGTGGAAAGAGGATTCGGTATTCAGGCGCCAACATGCAGGTTTTAACGATGAATATTTCAAGTTTGAAAAACGTTACAAGCTATTGAAACTTTTTATCAGGGCTGAGCAGAACAGGGGGAATGTATGATTCACGAAATCGAGCAAGTAGTCGAAGCAGACGAACTCCCTGTTACCAAGAGTTCATATTGCATGGCTCTGGATGCTATGCGGGCAGCGCCTTCCCACTACCTGAAGGAAGTTGGCGATCAATGGCGGACACCGGATCTGCTGTTCTGGGGCGTTAATGCAATGTATGGCCCGTTGGTTCTGGACCTGTTCGCCGATGACAGCAACGCAAAATGCCCTGCATGGTACACCGCTGAAGATAATGCGCTGACCCAGGACTGGTCTGGTCGCCTGGCCGAACTCGGCGGTGCGGCATTTGGTAATCCTCCGTACAGCCGGTCGCAGTACCATGAAAATCAGGCTATCACCGGTATGACTCATATTCTGAACTATGCCGCCGAGCAGCGTGAAAAGGGTGGTCGCTTTGTTTTTCTGCTGAAGTCAGCAACAAGCGAGACATGGTGGCCAGAAGATGCGGATCATGTCTGTTTTATCCGTGGCCGGATTGGCTTTGATCTCCCGACATGGTTTGTGCCGGCGGATGAGAAGCAGAAACCCACCAGTGCCTTTTTCGCTGGTGCAATTGTGATATTTGATAAGACCTGGCGCGGCGAGCGCTTCAGCTATATCGACCGCGCTGCTCTCGAAGCGAAAGGGCGTGCGAGCATGGCGCTGGCGCAGTTCGCCGCCGGTAAGCAGGCACAATCCATGGTTGTGAGTAGAGCAGAACAGCCACCCGTTGAAACCGAAATTCCTTTGAAGCAGGCCAATATCCTCAAACAAAGCGGTATTCAGGCGTGGGCCTGTGTAGTGGCGGCCTTTGGTGATAAATCCGAGTACACCTTTTCCGAATCGAAGTTTGGCCATACATGGGCAGCGGACTCATTGGAGAAGCCGGAAATTACACCGGTTCATCCTGATGTTATCGCCAAAGCACTGGCACTGATGAAACACCAGACAGCGCTTAACTCGCTGCTGGAATGGCTGAACGGCGAAGACTTTGTATCTGATGCTGCCCGGGAGGAAACTATCGAGCGCATGAGCTCTGTTTTCAGCGAGTTTTCTGATGATATGCCGGTGGCGGCATTCATCGAGATCGTCTGCAAGCTGGAAAAGTCGGGTTGGTTTAACCGCAGAGTCATTCGCTCACATGTACTTCAATGCCTTCCTCCTGCCGTAGCTGATTTGCCGGAATCCCGGATCTGGCCTCTGGAAGTTGGGCTGTTGTTTGAGAAGGTACAAGAAGTTGACAGGCTTAACGAATCTCAGCAAAACAAGCTGAAGGCCCATATCAATCAACTGTGGCTGGAACGCACATCCACCAACGAAATTATCGCTATTGCCAGTGGACTGGTCAGCAGCATGATGGGGGTGAGCCATGCGTGAAATTATCGTAGATAACTTTGCTGGTGGCGGTGGTGCTTCGACGGGCATTGAGATGGCGATCGGACGAAGTGTTGATATTGCCATAAACCACGATGAAAACGCCGTGGCCATGCACCGTACAAATCATCCAGACACGCTTCACTATTGTGAAAACGTGTTTGATGTTGATCCTGCTGCAGCGACAAGTGGTAAGCCTGTCGGGCTTGTGTGGTTTAGCCCGGACTGTCGCCACTTTTCCAAGGCAAAAGGGGCAAAACCAGTAGAGAAGGCTATTCGAGGGCTGGCTTGGATCGTTCTCCGCTGGTCGCTGGATGTGAGCCCACGCGTGATGATGCTGGAGAACGTTGAAGAGTTCAAAACATGGGGACCGCTTCTTGCTGGAGAATTGCGCCCGGATCCGGCACGCATCGGTGAGACGTTCCAGGCGTTTGTAGGCATGTTGACCACTGGTATACCGGCAGATCATCCCGCGCTGGTGGAGTGCTGTGAATTTCTGGAATTGCCGTTGGAAAGCGAGAAGGCCAAACGTCTGGTTTCCGGACTGGGTTATGACCTGGATTACCGTGAACTTCGAGCATCCGACCTGGGTACACCAACGATCCGGAAACGCTTCTTCATGGTGATGCGCCGTGATGAGCGTCCGATTGTATGGCCAGAGGCCACACATGGTGACCCTAAATCAGCTGCGGTGCTGACAGGAAAACTGGCGCCATGGCGCACAGCTGCAGAGTGTATTGACTGGGCGATCCCTGCAGCGTCGATATTCGCCCGTAAAAAGCCACTCGCGGAGAATACCCTCAAACGGATTGCCCGCGGCATTCAGCGGTTTGTTATCGATAGTGCTTCGCCGTTCATCGTGAAATGCAACCACACCACGACCAAAGGAAAATATGACTGTTTCCGTGGCCAGGCGATCACTGACCCTCTGCAGACGATAACGAAGACCCATGGTTACGCCATTGCTGTACCTCATCTGACAAAATTCCGCACCGGCGCCACCGGGCAGCCAGTCACTGAACCGGTACCGACGGTAACCGCCGGCACGTCAAAACGCCCGGGCGGTAATGGGCATGCGTTAGGTATCGTTGAGGCGGCGCTGGCTCCGTTCCTGGCTGGCAACGGCGGCAGTGAGTACCAGGCTAAACCCCGCCCGCTTGATAAACCTGCTCACACCATTCTGAAAGAGTCGCGCTCCTGTGTTGTCGCTCCGGTTATCGCTCGCCAGTTTGGTGCCAGCGTCGGCCATCGGGCGGATGAGCCTAGCGCAACAATCACCGCAGGCGGCGGAGGTAAATCGCAGCTGGTTGTGCCGACGCTCATTCAAATGGGATACGGAGAACGGCCCGGACAGGCACCTCGCGTGCCAGGACTGGATAAGCCGCTGGGAACCGTTGTGGCTGGTGGTGGGAAACATGCCGTAGTTGGTGCGTTCCTAGCAAAACACTACGGAGGGAATTATCAGGGCGCTGGCGTGGGGCTGGATGAGCCAGCGCATTCAGTAACGACTGTCGATCACCACGCATTAGTCGCTTCTCATCTGGTTAAGCTGCGCGGAACCTGCCGCGATGGCCAGCGTACTGACGAGCCTATGCCGACTATCACTGCCGGTGGCCAGCACGTAGGGGAGGTTAAAACGACTCTGGCGGTCGAGGACTATGACGAAGAGCGAGCGCAGCAGGTGATGGCGTTCCTGCAGGAATACTGCGGAGAGGAATGCACCGGGCTGGTGGAAATCAGCGGGGTGACTTACCGCATCGTCGACATCGGCATGCGCATGCTGCAGCCGCACGAGCTCTATCGGGCGCAGGGCTTTCCGGAGTGGTACATCATTGACCAGGACTACCGCGGCGTGAAATACGCCAAAGATAAGCAGGTGGCAAGATGTGGCAACGCCGTACCACCACCGTTCGCTGAAGCACTGGTCCGTGCCAACTTACCCGAAATGTGTGTAAACAGAGAGGAGCAGGCAGCATGATTTCCTTAACCTCAAGGCAACAGGAGGTTCTGGACCTCCTGATCAAATACCAGCGTAAGCATGGTTTCCCACCAACAACTTTCGAACTGACCGGCATGCTGGGGTGCCGGTCCCCCAATGCAGCAGCGACACACCTTAAAGCGCTGGAGAGAAAAGGAGCGATAACAATCACCCGCGGCGTTTCTCGCGGCATCAGCATAAATTCCACACTTATGCGCAGAGAAGTGACGGTCAATCTCAATAGCTTCGTGAAAGTGAAACTTAATGAAGTCGCGCTCAGGCATATGGAAAGCCAGCATGAAGAAAATCGCAGCCAGCATCCGGGTGTATTCGGGGAGTTTGTTCCGCCGGAGACAGACGAAAATGGCTATTCGTCAATGACCCTGTGGAGACTCATGTCTGACCTGGGGCAGCTTTGCTATTGCGGCGGCGACGTACCTTTCGAGCTCAAAATGGTTCTGGAGGATTAATGAAATTTATTCTTCCATTCCCACCCAGCGTGAACGCCTACTGGCGGTCCCCAAATAAGGGGGCCGCAAAAGGTAAGCTGCTTGTCAGTGAGGCAGGTCGCAGGTTTAAGCATGCGGTGCGTGCTGCAATCATCGAGCAACTGAAGGCGGTCCCCAGGCCATCAGCTGCCAATGCAGAAGTGGCTATAGTCCTTTATCCGCCGGATTACCGCCGTCGTGACCTCGATAACTACAACAAAGCGCTTTTTGACGCACTGACATTCGCTGGCATCTGGGAGGATGACAGCCAGGTAAAGCGCATGGCTATTGAGTGGGGTGAAAATGTTAAGGGAGGACGGGTAGAAATCACCATAACGGCATACAAAAAAGTGGTGGATACATGTACAGCTGTGGGTTGAAAGTTCGCCGATATGGCAGTAATGTCAAAGAGTGCAAACGAAACGGGCGTGCAGGCCCGATCGTCACGTTAAAGTGTATGGAGAAAGCTATGACTAACCACGTCATGGGTGCTGCTGCATCCAATAATCACACCTTTTTTGTTATTGATGGTATTTTTGTTCGTCGTGATGTCCTTGGTCGTTATTGCCTAAACGATCTCCATCGTGCTTCCGGCTCCCTAGACCGCCATAAGCCTGCATTCTGGCTCCGCAACGAACAAACTGCGCAATTGATAGGCGAGTTGCAAAATAGCAACTCGGTTATTTCAGAACCTGTAAGTGTCATCCGCGGCGGAAATGAGCAAGGTACCTATGTTTGCCGTGAGTTGGTGTATGCCTACGCGATGTGGATCAGCGCTGTTTTTAATCTGAAGGTCATCAGAACGTTTGACGCGCTCCACACTGCTGGGGCTGCAACCGTCAATACCGATCGCATTCAGGCTGGCATAATCCTCCTGGAATCTGCAGCCAAAATGCTCAATCTCTCTAATTCGTCAAAGCTCGGGGCATATCAGAAGCTTCAGCAGGTGGCTGGGCTGCCTGATTTAATGCCTTCATACGCCATTGATGCGCCAGCTGGCGCACAGGATGGTTCCAGCAGACCAACACTGTCTCTTAGCGCTTTGCTTAAAGCTAACAACATCAGAATGACTGCGAACCAGGCTTATCACCTTATGGCTGGTCACGGCATAGTCGAGCAGAAGGAGCGCCGCAGCCGAACGGGTATCAATGGCGTGAAAAGATTCTGGTCTGTTACGGCAAAAGGTTGTCTGTACGGTAAAAACATCACCAGCCCGGCAAATCCACGTGAGACGCAACCGCACTTCTTCGAATCGAAGTTTCCTGAGCTCTTGAAGCTAATTGGCATTGTCACGCAGTAAGGGGATGAAAATGAGAATGACTCCCCCACACCTGCAACCAGTGCTCTCCAGGGTAAAGCGCTTTGTAGAGAGGCAACCAGAAGGCGCAACGCTAACCCACCTGACGCACAAAGTGGCGGCATACAGTGGGCTCAATCGCAAAGACAAAGAGACCCTGATCGAAATCATCCGTGAGAGCGGGATGCTTTGCGTGGTTGACGACGGACGATCTACAACTTTGCACCACCCTGTGGCGCCTGCTATGACACCTCCTCAGCCGACGATGGAATGCAAAATGAATAAACAGATCGAAGTAACACCGGAAGCATTACGTAAACAGGCTGACGCCTTGATCAAAGCGGCAGAGGAAGCGGAGAAAAAAGCTGGGGATCGTGCAGAAATTAAGAAGCAGCTCGATCCTTTGAAATTGGAGATTCTCCAGGCGTATGGAATGGCCAGCAGGAAGTTTGACGAGTTCGTCGATGCTATGGCTGAAGTTGGTAAAGCCGTGCAGAAGCTAAAAGATCTGAAGGTTTAGGGGGCATTGTGCGAGCGTTGCTTACTCCGGAAATTGTTCCACGTCTCGGCGTTGTGCTGTTTAAGCCTGGGCGCGAGCTAATGCATCTTTTTATCGGCGGGCGCGTTCTGATTGAGCGCCAGCCCGATAAGATGAAATCCCTGCCGACCGGACGGATCCCTGATGCGCGCCAACCGCTTGCCGAACTGGACATATTGCGCGCCTTTTTCAGTGATGAACGCGTATTGAATGCTGCTGGTGGAATTAACGCGCTTGAAGCATGGCTGATCCGGAGATTTAAAGAATGCCAGTACCCTCATTCGGATTACCATCACCATGAGGTTGTAACCATGCGCCATCCGCCTGGCGCGATGGTGGTATGTTGGCATTGCGATCGGACCCTGGCAGAACAGACTACGGTTGAGTTGTCAGAACTGGCTTACCGGAACGTCGTAGATTGGGTTATCGACATTGTTCTAATCAGTCTCGGGTATAACAAAGAACGCGAGCTATCAATGGCGGAGCTCTGCTGGTGGGCGGTGAAATCGGGTATTGGCGAAGCCGTTACTGAAACGATGGCACAGCACGCTTTAAGGCTTCCAAATGAGCCGTTTCTTTCCGTCTATAAAGAAAGCGACATTGTCCCGTCGGTACCTGCGGTCGATATTTTTCAGGAATTGGTGAAGGGAGTAGGACTACCAGAAAGCAGTGTTATTGACGAGTTAGCTGAAGAACCTCCGGAATACCATAAACCAATCCTGAAGCTGTCTATCGATCCCGAAAGCCCGGAGTCATTTATGCTCCGGCCTAAGCGGCGTCGCTGGGTTAGTTCTGAATATACCCGGTGGGTAAAAACGCAGCCATGTGAATGCTGTAGGCAACCGGCTGACGATCCACACCACATAATAGGCCATGGCCTGGGAGGAACCGCAACAAAGGCCCATGATATCTTCGTGATCCCACTGTGCAGAGTGTGCCACGACGAATTACATGCCGATGCACCAGCATTCGAACAGAAATACGGTACACAGTTAGAACTGTGGGCGCGTTTTTTGGATCGGGTAATGGGTATCGGTGTCATTTTAAAAGCATGAGTGTATGGAGAATTAAATGCGTAATATGCAACAGGTTTTAGATTTATGGGGCGGGTGGGCGGCAGCTGACAGCTCCGGAATTGATTATTCCCACATTGCGGCCGGGTTCAAGGGATTGCTTCCGCAGGGTGGTAAAATGCGTTTGTGTTGTACCGATGATGACGCTCTGATTATTGAAGGCTGCTTGGCAAGACTTCGCGAAAAGAAACCATATGAACATAGTTTGCTCGTTGCTCATTATCTGTACGGTATCTCGAAACGCAAAATAGCTAAGGTACAAAAGAAAGATGAGAAGTTGATTCGAATAGAGATACAGATGGCAGAAGGGTTTATTGATGGTTGTCTATCTATGATAGATATTGTTTTAGACATGGATGTATGATTGAAGCAAGTGCCCACTTAACTGGGCACTTGGTAATTTAGTGACTATGTATAAACGACATTTTTTCCATGTATATATTTATTTGTTTTTTCATATTTGTATTCCACAGATTATCACCCTCAATTTTTGAATATACTTCATTAAAGGAACTGTCATCATCACCTTGGTGTGGTTTGAATCTATTAGTGAGGTGTAAATCATCTTTTATTATACCATAAAAAACAAATATGAATCTTGATATACTATAAGGAGAATCTGTATTATAAGGTATTTCAGTTATATTAAACGTTTTGGCGATTGAATCTATAGTATCGTTGGTTAGTTCACCATGCAGGATTTTTTTATCGCCAAAACAGTGCATAAAAACAGCCGCTAAAAAAATCAACTTGTAAATGTAATATGTTTTTTCCTGGAAGATATTATCATTCAATTGCTGGAATATATATAGGTTTCTTGCGAGTGTTTGTGTTTCCCTAAGGGAAAGGTTTGTTCTTTCAATCAATTCACATACATCTTTACCAGCGCAGTCTTGTATTAACTTAAGGCTATTGTTTTGTTTTGAAAGCTGAAGCCAGTATTCTACTGATGTCCTACGAACTTCCTGTCTATCAGTTTTGAATGTGTCTGGTAATGTGATCGTGTATTTAATAAATTTATCAAGATATTTCTGTGCATCAATGCTATAACCATATGTATGGTTTATAGATGCTCTCAATTGAACTGAGTTTGTTACAAGTATAAAAAATACATTTTCAGTGTCAAAGATATGTTTTATAGTTTCAAGAATGCTAGTGGAAAAGCTTGGTCTGCATCTATCAAGTTCATCAATTATGATTATAGTTTTATTAATACATGCAATATCTTCTATGCAGCATTTTAATGAGTGGATGTTTTTTTCAGCCTCAATATGATCTTCGAGTATGTTCTCTATCGTTCCGTCTATAGCTGCATTACTAGCTTTCTTTATTGCATCTTTAAATTCCTCAGCTAGATTGTCAGTCTCTTGTTTTAGTACCCATCCTGCACCGGCCTTAACAGCTGTCTTTAACCCAAATCTGATTGCCGGAAGGGCTTTCTCGATAAATTTAGTTTTATGCTCCTTAGGTAAAACGCTAGCAATTGCTGATGTTATCAATAATAATGGAGAATCTGCATGATCACCTTTAAAAGCATCAATATAAATAACTCTTGATTCAGGTTCCTGCACTAAAATTAGATTTTTTAACTTTATACTAAACTCTGTCTTTCCCGTCCCCCAGTCTCCATCAATGACTAGAGGTGAGAGGTCCGCTTCTGGTTTGAGTAGCTTTATAATATTCTCAGCAATTACCCTTCTACGAAACTCGTCTCGAAAAGAAAATGATAGTTCATCTTGCATACAACTAGTCCTTAGGGATGAATTTGTAAGGAAATAATACTATCTTTGTTGAAAAAAACACTAACGCGGTCCGCATTTTGTTATGTAACGTGTTAAGAGTGGTCACTTCGACACACAGCTTAAACATTAAAAAATCGCTCTGGTGGGTTTTTTTATGTTTATCGCGATTGTTTCTTGCTGTGCTCACTAACCAGAGTTATCTGTATGTCACGCCACCTTTTGAGGTAAAAGACATGCTAAATCAGCAAGATATGACGGAAACAGCAAAAGCTGTTTTTAATGAGCTAAGCGATAAACCGGCTACGGCTGGGGAGATTGCGCAGAACACACACCTGACGCGCGAACGTTGCCAGTTAATACTGACGCAACTTGTGATGGCAGGTTTATTAGAATATCAGTTTGGATGTTATAAGCGCCTCCAGTAATGGGGGCTTTCTGCTGTGAAAATGGGCGGCTGGTGGGTGTTAGAGCACTCACCAGCCATTCGCTCATGTTGAAGGTCACAAGCGAACCAGGGCCCACTGCTTTAGCGCAAAAGCATAGTGAGCCTAACAGAGTTGCGCTTACTGATCTATGAAAAACACTGTAAAAATATCCAGTATCGAATTCATCAATGCTGATTGCCTGCAATACCTCCCAACGCTACCCGATAACTCCATTGATCTGATTGTTACCGATCCGCCTTACTTTAAGGTGAAGCCAAACGGCTGGGATAACCAATGGAAAGGGGACGAAGACTATTTACGTTGGCTGGATAGCTGTCTGGCACAGTTCTGGCGAGTGTTAAAACCTGCCGGCAGCATGTATCTGTTCTGTGGGCACCGCCTGGCAGCGGATATAGAGCTGTTGGTGAGAGAGCGGTTTAACCTACTTAACCATATCATCTGGGCCAAACCTTCGGGGCGCTGGAACGGATGCAACAAAGAGAGCCTCCGGTCATATTTCCCAGCGACGGAACGTATCATTTTTGCCGACCATTATCAGGGGCCGTACAAGCCCAAAGATGATGGATATGCTGCAAAGTGTAATGAGTTAAAACAGCATGTCATGGCGCCTCTGATTTCTTACTTCCGGGATGCCAGGGATTCTCTCGGCGTGACGTCAATGCAGATTGCAGAAGCAACGGGTAAGAAAAATATGGTTTCCCACTGGTTTGGTCTGAGTCAGTGGCAGCTGCCGAACGAAGCGGATTACCTGAAGCTGCAGGCGCTGTTCCAGAAAATTGCTATGGATAAATACTCCCGCAGCGAACTGGGCAAGCCTCACCACCAGCTTGTGGCGACATGGCAATCACTTAACCGGAAGTACTCTGAACTTCAGCAGGAGTATTACCGGTTACGGCGCCCATTTAGCGTATCGGTCACGGTGCCATATACCGACGTCTGGACGCATAAGCCAGTTCAGTTCTACCCAGGTAAGCACCCATGCGAAAAACCTGCCGATATGCTCCAGCAGATCATTACTGCAAGCAGTCGGCCGGGGGAGGTCGTAGCTGATTTTTTTGCTGGTTCTGGTTCAACGCTAAAGCAAGCTGCTCTGCTCGGGCGGCGTGGTATAGGCGTTGAACTGGAAACCGAGCGGTTTGAACAGACGGTCTGTGAAATGCGCAATTTGCTGGTTTAGCTCAGCGTAGAGCGCCTGCCTTTTTTAAAAGTCACTTTTGCGTAGCGTTTTTGATTTTTTTTCAAAAAAACAGGCCCGTTATTCTGGGAAATAGGGCAAATGAGCGTGAGATGATCCCCCTGGCGTCTAGCTAAAACTCAGGAGGTTTCATGAGCAGTAACGGTTTCGATGAAGGATTTGCGATTGTTCTATTGGTTATTGTTTCTATCTATCTGTTAAGTAGTATTTTTTAAATAAATCTGTTGTACATAAATAAGCCCCTAATTGTTGGGGCTTTTTCATAAATGCGCCTGTGCCGGTGCATATCATCCTCAGAGCCTTAACAGGGGTGAGCCACAGAATGGTCGCGTGACTTCTCTGAGGGCGATCACCTCTGGGCACTGGCTCACCCCTGTAAAGGAAAGTCACATGAAAAAGTTAATCATGGCTGCAATTGCGGTCGCTTCGCTGTGCCTGAGTAATGTTGCTGCCGCAGCGGATATCGTCATTACTACTGGCCAGCAGGGCCTGACCTATAACGCGGTGTATGGCGTTAATCTCGCCAGCGCACTAAGTGAGTATGGCTACAGCTCGACGGTGATCCCCAGCAAAGGCTCTCTGGACAATCTCGACAAGGTGGCCAGCGGTACCGCCCAGATCGGTTTCACCCAAGCTGATGCTTTCCAGTTCTGGCGTAGTCGGCATAGCAACGAAGCACAGAAGGTGGACATCATCGGCGAACTGGCTGATGAATGCGTTTTTGTCGCGGTGAAAAAGGGCGGCAAGGTCAGCGATGAAGGGAATTTAAAGGCTGGTGTGAAAATCGCAGTCGGCGAGCCAACCAGCGGATCGTATGCATCCTGGCAATATCTTCAGGGGCTGGAAAAGGATTACGCCAAAGTCGAGACCTATGCCAAAGGCGGTGTGCGCTCGCTGGCGAAAGTCACCACTGGCGAGTATGACGCCTTCCTCTGGGTATCAGCACCGGACCGGTCGAATAAGTTTCTGGAGGCGGTTAATCAGGAAGGCAGCGGCCTGACGATGATCGACATGAACGGCTGGCACGTAGACGATAAGTTGCCTAACGGGAAACCGGTGTACGAACTGAAAAAGGCGGTGACCGAATCCGGTTGGCTAAGCGATTCGAAGGTGAAGGTTCCCTGCACTAAGACGCTGGTGGTCGCCAATACCGATGCGGGCGATGACATGCTGGAAACGGCCTCGACTGTCCTGCTGAAAAACCTGAGCAGGGTGCTCGGTACCAACGGTAAATAATCATGCTGCGCAGGCTGTGTTTCTGGGCGCTGTTTGCCGTTCTACTGTTCGTAGCCTGGCGACTGGCTGGAATGCTGATGGATATGGTGCTGCTGGTGGTTATCCTCGCTGCGCTGGTTGTCTGCCGTTACTGGCCATTCAAAAGAAAGTCCTGACACTGTGCAAAAGGCATCTTCGGGTGCCTTTGACAGAGAGTCACTACCTATACCCGCTTAAACAGCGGTTTTTTTTATTCCCCTCACTATTGAGAGGACTCACAGCAAAAGAGGGGGCTAAATGTCCGATCCTGTCTCTGGGACTACGATTGCGGCTGGTGGTCTGATGGGGGCCAGTATGTTTGGCCTGGCTACCGGGATTGATTACGGCGTCGTGTTTGGTGCCTTTGCTGGTTCAGTTTTTTATGTGGTAACCGCGGCAGACATTAGCCGAATCAGGCTGGCTGGATATTTCCTGACATCGTTTATCGTGGGCGTGCTTGGTGCCGGGCTGGCGGGTTCAAAGCTGAATTCACTAACCCATTACGATAAACCGCTGGATGCACTGGGTGCTGTTATTTTTTCAGCTTTATGCATAAAGGTGCTTACCTTCCTCGACAGTCAGGATCTGAAAGGCCTGTTCGGATTACTTTCCCGATTAAGGGGAGGAGGTTCAAATGGTAATAGCAAATGACCCGGTAATGATGCTCGGCCAGATGGTCAACGCTGTTCTGATTAGTGATACCTCGGCAAAGGTGAATTCGATCCTCTGCCTGCTGATAATCGGAGCGTTAATGTTCTATCAGCGTCGAGGCGCAAGACACCGGCCAGCGATATCGTTTCTGGCTTACCTGACAATCCTGGTGTACGCCACCATCCCCTTAAAACTAATTTTCGGTCTGTACCCTCAGTCACACTGGCTGGTGGTGCTGGCAAACATTCTTATCTGCGGTGCTGTTCTCTGGTTCAGAGGGAACGTCGCACGTCTGGTTGATGCACTGAGGCACTGATGAACCAATCACAATTTCAAAAGGCGGCTGGTATAAGCGCCGAGTTAACTGCGCGCTGGTATCCGCATATTACAGCCGCGATGAAAGAATTCGGTATTACCACTCCCCTGGCTCAGGCGATGTTTATTGCTCAGTGCGGACATGAAAGCACAGGGTTCAGCCGTCTGGTCGAGAGTTTTAACTACAGCATTGCAGGTCTGGATAATTTTGTTAAAGCCAAACGCCTTACGCAGGATCAGGCCAATTCACTTGGGCGCCGGCAGAGCGAACCTTCACTCCCATTACAGCGTCAGCGTGCAATTGCCAATCTGGTGTACAGCAAGCGGATGGGTAACAACGCCGCCGGTGATGGTTGGCTCTATCGCGGTCGCGGAATTATCCAGGTCACGGGGCTGAACAATTACCGAACCTGCGGTGACGCCTTAAGGGTCGATTTAGTTGCTCAGCCAGAACTACTGGCTCAGGACAATTATGCCGCTCGCAGCGCAGCATGGTTCTTTGTGACGAATGGTTGCCTCAAATGGGGCGGAGACCTTGAGCGAGTGACCCAGATTATCAATGGTGGGCAAAATGGTATTGATGACCGCCGTGCCCGCTTCCTCAAAGCTAAATCTGTCCTGGTGGTGTGATATGCAATTAATCGAAAACTGGCAATCAGCCTGGAAATTGTGGTCTGTGCGCATTCTGGCTGTTCTGGCCATCGTCGCTACGTCGTGGGCCGCGGTACCGGATAGCGTGAAAGCGTTAATACCGGATCAGTATTTGGGCTACGTTGTCGGCTTTGTCTCTGTCTGCGCTGCTATTGCTCGCATCATTAAGCAGTTCAGCCTGTCCGACAGTGGCGCCAATACGGATCAGCAGTCATGACCACGATGGAAATCATTGTAGGGGCTATTGCTACGGTGCTGGCTCTGATATTCGGTGCATTTCATCTCGGTAAAAGCCAGGGAAAAGGTATCGCTACTGCTGAGGCCGAGACACAGAATGCAGAAAATACTGCCGCCGGTAACGCCGCCGTGGCAGAACGCCGGGTGGAGGTAACGAAAGGGGCCAGCGATGTACAGCAGACTGTTAGCCATATGCCTGATGACGATGTTGATCGGGAGCTGCGCGAAAACTTTACCCGCAAAACCTGAGGTCATTGACACCGCCTGCAACTGGGTGCGGATCATCTATCTGACCGACCACGATATCGACGTGCTGGACAAGCAAACCAAGCGCGACATTCTGGCGCACAACAAATCAGTGCTGGCTAACTGCCCGAAATGATTCAGAGGTAAATCATGCTTTTTTATGTCGATAAAGAATATCCAAATCAGGGTGGTTTCATGGAAAGGGTACTGATGCAGCACTTATCAGAAGATGGCTTTTTTCATCTCGAACTGGTTGAGCTTGCTGACAATTTCCGGACTCTGGGCTTTGAGGTTAACACCACGGACAAAGACGGTTCACGTGGGTTCAATTCTGTTACCGCTGGCTTTAACAATTTTATTGAAGCGCGTGAATACTTTTTGACTTGCTCAAAACTGGATCGGCTTCCTGACCCTCCTGCAGCCAAGGAAGCGGCTGGTATTGAAGAAAGGAACACGCAGGATGCCCGAAGCGTATTCCTTAGCAACCTTGATGCCGAAATTAATCAGGCTTACTCATCATTGACAGAGCTTTTGAATATACGTCGCGACGCGACTTCCTCCGACTAGCTGCGGCCGCTGGTTTAAGGGTGTTTAGTTCATTCACTGCTTTTGTGAATTTCGCCCTCACGTTACTGGCGCTATCTGTTTGCATCTCGCTGAAGAGGCAGGATATAGCGATAGATAAGATCTCGGTCTCACCTTTGAGTGACTCCAGTTCTTCGACGATTTTCTGAAAAACTTTCTGGTTATCAACGGACATAAAACGCTCCTTGCTTTGTGTGTGGAAACTCAAAGATAAGCGAGTGTTACTTTTTGCAACATCCTGATATTCGATCAGTGCCGCCACCGTGCGGCTTCGATAATGCTCCCCACATCGCACAGAGGTAAGAAATGGCAGAAATCACCGCAGCAGAACAGATTCGACTGAACCTGCTTTCCACCCTGAACTATGACACAGCAGCAGCAAAAGAAGCGATTGCGTTTGTGCAGGACAATCAGTTGAAGTATCAGATTTTCATTCAGCAGTTCGACCGGGTTGTAACCGAATCGGAAGTGGTGGCCAAGACCATCAAAGCGATTCAGGAAGCTACTGAAGCACTAGCGCTGTTTGAGACCGCTGCTGAGCAGTCCAGCTAAGGCATTACAAAAGCCCCTCACGATAATGCGTTATTACTTATTTCTTGGAGGCCATATGCGCCTGACAGTTCTCGACGACGATCCGGGCGAACGCATCGAACCCGGTCGCGAGCGTATCACGGTGTACCTTGATGGTGTTGAGGTGAAGCACGTCTTCTCGGCTGATAGCGATAAAGGCGAGGTGATTGCCGCCGTGCTTGATAGCCGGGGTTACCTCACTGCCGAGAACGGCTAGGTTAAGCGCGAGACTCTGTTCGGTCATGTGAGGATAGAGCGGTCACCTAAATAACAGGACCAGATCATGGGCAAAGAACCGCGCATCTACGGCAGCAAGTGGGATCGAGAGCGTCTTATCTTCCTCCGTGCTCACCCCTTATGCGTCATTTGTCACGAGCAAGGCAGGGTGACAGCGGCAACGGTGGTTGACCACATCATCCCGCACAAACTGAAAGAGGCTCTGCGCTCTGGTGACAGCCAGGCAATAGCGAAGGCGCAAAAGCTATTCTGGAGCCGGAAGAACTGGCAAGGGCTGTGTAAGCAGCATCATGACTCCACGAAGCAGAGAATGGAGAAGCGCGGCACCGTCATCGGTTGTGATGAGAGCGGCATACCGCTTGATCCTAACTCGCACTGGTTCAAATGATAATGAATCTCATTTTGGTGGCAATATGATTGAAAATGGAATAATTTCAAATCAAATGATATCAATTCTCATCTTAGGGGGAGGGCGGGTCAAAAGTCCAGAAGCCTGACCCCAAATGACCGCCGCCCATCCTTTTTGTACAAAACCGCGAAATGAAAAGATTTTTTCTGGGAGGTTCCGATGGCAGGACGACGCCCGAAACCGACCCATCTCAAAGTGGTCTCCGGCAACCCGGGTAAACGCAAACTCAACGATAAAGAACCGACTCCGGCGCGAGAAATTCCAAGCCCGCCGGCGCACCTGACCGACTGGGGAAAGGTTGCCTGGGGCCGGTTGACTGTTCTCCTTGACGGGATGGGGGTGTTAACGGTTGCCGACACCTTAGCCCTTGAACGGCTATGCGATATTTACGCTGATATCCTTCAGTTGCGCGACACCATAGCAGTAGAGGGAAGAACCTATACCGTCCAGACCGAGGGTGGTTTTCTTATCAAAGCTAACCCGGCCGTTTCGATGCTGGCCGATGCCGACCGCCGTTTTAAAAGTTACCTGGTTGAATTCGGTCTAACGCCAGCGGCAAGGACGAAGGTGAAAGTGAATGGCGAAGACCCCGAAGAGGACACGCTCGACAAGTTCTTCGGTTGATCCTGCAACCCAATATGCGATGGATGTAACCTCGGGCAAAGAACTGGCTGGTCCTGATATACGCAACTCATGCCAGAGACACCTCAACGATCTACAGTCATGTCATGTCCGTGGTCTGCACTGGGATGTTGAGGCGGCGCAACGCTCGATTGACTATTTTGCGAAAGTTTTGAAGCTCAATGGTGGTGATTTCGAAGGCGAGCCTTTCGTGTTGCTGCCATGGCAGTGCTTTATCGTTGGGTCTATTTTTGGCTGGAAAAACGCCAGAGGTTTTCGCCGGTTCCGAATGATCTATGTGGAGTCCGGGAAGGGATCCGGGAAATCCCCTCTTTCTGCGGGTATAGGGCTTTACTGTCTCACTGCGGATAAAGAAGCACGCGCTGAAGTTTATGCCGCTGCCACGAAGAAAGACCAGGCAATGGTCCTTTTCCGTGATGCGGTCGCGATGGTGGATCAATCTCCAGCTCTTTCCGCACGTATTCAGAAATCAGGTGGCGCCGGAAAGGAATGGAACCTGGCTTTTCTTCAGTCTGGCTCCTTCTTTCGTCCAATTAGTTCAGATGACGGGCAGTCCGGCCCGCGCCCACATTGCGCTCTTATTGATGAAGTTCACGAGCATAAAAGCAATCAGGTTGTTGAAATGATGCGTGCCGGTACCAAAGGCCGTCGGCAGGCGCTGATTTTCATGATCACCAACAGTGGGCACGATAAAACCAGCGTCTGCTATGACTATCACGAATACGGTCGAAAGGTTTCTGCCGGTTCGATAGAAGATGACAGTTTTTTTGCTTTCATTTGTTCTCTGGATGAAGGAGACGATCCTTTCAAGGATGAGTCCTGCTGGAAGAAAGCTAACCCTTCGCTGGGTCACACCTTTGAAGAAAGCTATCTTCGTGAGCAGGTGACTCAGGCCCGCGGGATGCCATCGAAAGAGAGCATCGTCAGACGTCTTAACTTCTGTCAGTGGGTTGACGCTGCGAATCCGTGGATGAGCAGTGATGTATGGATGGGTTGTGAGGAGAGCTTTGAGCCAGATGAACTGGAAGGTGAGGAATGCTATGGCGGTCTGGATCTGTCCGGATCGCGTGATTTGACGGCGCTGGCGTTGTTTTTTCCAAAGCAGCGCAAGTTGCTGGTGGAGTTCTGGACCCCGAAAGATACATTGCTGGAACGGGCCAAAACGGACCGGGTACCTTATGACTCCTGGGAGCGCGATGGTCACATCCACACCACACCTGGCAAAGCAGTGAAATACGGCTTTGTTGCCCAGCGCATTGCAGATCTTACTCAGAAGTTTGATATCAAGGCCATCGCCTTCGACCAGTATCGCATTAAATACCTTGAGCCGGAGCTAGAGGAGGCATCTGTTTCTGTTCCCTTAATTCCTCATGGGCAAGGGTATTACAAAGCGAAAGATTCCGGGCTGTGGATGCCTCACTCGATCGAATTGTTCGAGGAGTTGCTCGATGACAGCGTCATTATTATCAGGACAAACCCTTGCCTTCGCTGGAATGCAGCGTCAGCAGTTACGGAGGCTGATCAGAAAGAAAACCGAATATTTGCAAAGAAAAAGAGTACAGGACGCATCGACGGCATTGTTGCGGGAGCCATGGCGATCGGTGCTTCCGAAGGATATGAGGATGATTCCGGCGATATTGACGACTTTTTCAGTAATCCCATCATAGTGTGAGTCACCATGAATAAAGAGAAGAAGCCTGGCCGGATTAAAAGTGCCGTTCGCCGGTGGCTCGGCGTACCCATTTCACTTACTGACGGCGAATTCTGGGCTGCCTATGCAGGTGGGCAGTCAGCTGCAGGCAAATCCGTTACGGTTGATAAAGCCCTGCAGTTGTCGGCGGTATGGTCATGCGTGAGATTATTATCCGAAACCATAGCAACGTTGCCTGTTGGTTTTTACGAAAAAACAGCTGATGGCCGCCAGAGTGCAAACGAGCACCCGCTTTATGAGCTCCTCCATAATCAACCTAATGCTGACATGACCGCTGTGGAGTTCTGGGAAATGATCATGGCCAGCCTCCTTTTATGGGGGAATGCTTACGCAGAAATAGACCGAACCGGAAAGCGTATTACCTCGCTGGTGCCTCTCAGGCCAGAAAGGATGAAGGTTGATTTAAGTAACAGCGGAGAGCCCATTTATACCTACCGCGACTGGCCTTCAGGTTTATCCCGAAACATTGATGAGCGAGACATTATGCACATCCGTGCCTTCAGCACTAATGGTGTTATGGGGCTGTCACCTATCAGTTATGCCCGTCAGACACTTGGTCTGGCAATGGCAACAGATGAAGCCAGCGCCAAAGTTTTCAAAAACGGTATGCGGCCCAGCGGCGTTCTCTCAATGGATCAGATCCTGAAAAAAGAGCAGCGCAATGAAGTCAGGGAAAGCATGGTTGAACAATTTTCCGGTTCCATGAATACCGGGAAAATGATGGTTCTTGAGGCGGGCATGAAGTTTCAACCTGTTGACCTCAACCCGGAAGATGCCCAGATGCTGCAGTCCAGAGCATTCAATATCGAAGAGATTTGTCGGTGGTTCAGAGTATGGCCGGGGTTGATTGGCCATAGTGCCCAGGGGCAGACGATGTGGGGGAGCGGGGTCGAACAGATGTTGATCGGCTTTTTAACTTTTTCGCTTCGTCCATGGCTGACCCGTATAGAGCAGGCGGTTCGTAAAAGTCTCCTGGCTCCGGGAGAAAGAAATAAGTACTTCGCAGAGTTTTCCATCGAAGGTCTCTTACGCGCCGACAGCGCCGCCCGTGCCGCCTTTTACTCAACAATGACCCAGAACGGTCTGATGACCCGCAATGAAGCACGGCAAAAAGAAAACCTTCAGCCAAAACCCGGCGCTGATCAACTTACCGTTCAATCCAACCTGCTGCCGATAGATCAGCTTGGCAAGTCCGGCGACAGTGAATCGGCCAAAAACGCATTGCGGGAATGGCTTGGCATTAAATCAGAGGAGACGCCGGAATGTACCGGAAAAACGCAGCCATGAAAGTAAAGGCATTCGACTTCGACATTAAGGCCGTCAACGATGACGGCCTTTTTTCTGGGTACGGTTCTGTCTTCGATGTGGTGGATAGCTACAACGAAGTCGTGGCGCCGGGCGCTTTCCTCGAAAGCATCGAGGAAACACGGGCGAAGGGGAGAACGTTCCCGGTTCTCTGGCAGCATCGCACCGGCGAACCCATAGGCAACTGGGATATTTCGACCCTCAAAGAAGATAAGCATGGCCTGTTTGGTGAGGGGGCGTTGTGGCTTGACGATGCTGCCTATGCAAAAACAGCCTGGCGGGGCATGAAAACTCGTGCCATTACCGGCCTTTCTATTGGCTATTACGTCCGGGAATCGAATTACGATGAGAAAACCCGGATCCGCACATTAACGAAGCTCGATCTGGTTGAAATCTCGATTGTTACCGTCCCGGCCAACGACGATGCCCGCATCGACGTCATTAAATCGAAATTGTCACACGGTGATCTTCCTTCCTTACCTGAATTTGAGAAGTTCCTGCGAGAGGCAGGTTTCTCGAAAAGTCAGTCCGCTGCGGTCGCCTCCCGCGGGCTGTCCTATCTGCTTGACCGGAGTGAGTCCGGGGGCGAAGACGGCGAAACCAAAGCGGCTATTGCGGCGATGCGCCAGCAACTGAGCCAGTTTTCTCTCCCCAAAATTCTCTAAGGGATATATATGTACAAGAAAAAATCGGCTGACGATCAGCCACAAACAATTGGCGAAATCTCTACCCAGCTCACTATGGTGATTAATCAGGTCAAAAACTTCGGCGAAGACGTGAAGAAAAAAATGGAGGCCGGAGAAACCGTTTCGCAGGAACTGAAACAACTAACGGACGAAAGCCTAAATCAGATGAACGAGCTGAAAGAACGCCTCACTGAACTTGAGCAAAAAGGTGCACGCCGTCAGAACGACACACCTCAGCAGCGAAAATCGATCGGTGAGCTGGTGGTCGAAAGTGAAGAGTTCAAAGGAATGGACAGCTCGGCCCGCAAGAGCATCCGTGTAAGGCTTGAGCAGAAAGACATTATGAACGTACCGGCGACTACGGGCACTGGCGTGAGTACAACCAACAGCCTGGTGGTCTCCGATCGTGTTCAGGGCATTATCGCCCCGCCGGAACGAACTCTGACAATTCGTAATCTGCTGATCCCTGGCAATACCGCATCTAACGGGATTGAATTCGTTCAGGAGACAGGGTTTACCAATAATGCTGCAGCTGTGGCGGAAGGTGCCCTTAAGCCAAAATCAGACATTCAGTTTGAGCTGAAAAGTGCGCCGGTTCGTACCATTGCGCATTATTTTAAAGCGTCCCGTCAGATCCTGGACGATGCGCCCGGTCTGGCCAGCTATATCGATGGCCGTGCTCAGTATGGTCTTCGCTTTAAAGAGGAGCAGCAGTTGCTGAGCGGCGATGGAACCGGTGCGAATATCCTCGGCATTCTGCCGCAGGCAACAGAATTTGCACCGGCCCTTACCTTGTCCAATGCCACGCCGATTGATCGTCTTCGTCTGGCGGTTTTACAGGCCGTCCTGGCGGAATATCCGGCATCCGGTTTTGTACTGAACCCGATTGACTGGGCGGGCATTGAGCTGACCAAAGATAACGAAGGCCGCTATATCATCGCGCAGCCGGTTAATGGTGGTGTTCCGCGTATCTGGGGTCTCCCGGTTGTGGAAACACAGGCCATGGCGCAGAACAACTTCCTGACCGGGGCGTTTAATATGGCGGCGCAAATCTTCGACCGCATGGATATCGAAGTCCTGCTCTCCACTGAAAACGAAGACGACTTTGTTAAAAACATGGTCACAATTCGTGCGGAAGAACGTCTGGCGTTGGCGGTCTATCGGCCTGAGGCTTTTGTCACCGGTACTGTAACCGCTTCTGGCGGCTGACAAACACAGGGCCGTTTAGCGGCCCTCTCTTTTTGAGGAGAGCATGATGGCCAGGAAAAATGTGGCTGAATCTACTGCATCAGTTAACGAGAACTTATCACCTGTACCCGATTCCGGGGCTATTCAGGTTCAACCTGTCCGGCGTTTTATGGATGGCGATATTTTCAGAACGCCAACCGATGATCCTTTTCACGTTTCTCGCTTACGTGCTGCCGAACTCAAAGGTAACGGGCTGGTGACGATAGTTGGTGAAGCCCCTGATAACAAAATGAACCGCGCCCCCGAAACCAAAGGGTAATGGTTATGACGGTAATCAACACTGAAACAGCCATGGAACATCTCAGGCTGGATGATGAAATCGATAAAACGTTGGTGGAGGGGTATCTGGCCGCTGCGGAGGATGCTGCTATGCAGTTTCTTAACCGTCGTTTTTTTGCAGACCAGGCCGCACTGGATAACGCAGTTGAACATGAAAGCGCCGGCGATCGCCCAATTATTATCACACCCTCTGTTCAGAGTGCGGTTCTTCTTATATTGGGCTGGTTGTATGAAAACCGCGGGGATGATCTAAGCCTTGATATCCCTGGACCTGCGCGTTGGTTGCTTAATCCATATCGCATAGATATGGGAGTTTAACGGAGGGACCATGAAGATTGGACCGATGCGGCACCGGATCACCATCCGTAATTTTACCGCTACGCGAACTCCATCCGGTCAACCAGTTGAAAAATGGGAAGATGGAAAAACCATCTGGGCAGAGGTTAAGGGAATCAGCGGGCGAGAGAGCCTGACTGCCGGAGCCGAACGAGCTGATGCGACTGTTCGTGTCTGGGTTCGGTACCGCAATGATATTTCTGCCTCATCCCGGCTTCTTGTGTGTAACGGCCCATACAAAGGAGTGACATTGAACGTCACCGGGCCTCCAGTGCCAGACAGCAAAGGTACCCGCCTGGAAATTCTCTGCAAACAGGGGACCGAAAAATGATTAATGTGAATCTGGATTTTTCCGGTTTGCAGGATATCGCCCGAGACCTGCAAACCCTCAGTAAGGCTGAAAACAATAAAGTCCTCCGGGATTCGACCCGCGCCGGGGCTGAAGTGCTCCGACAGGAAGTGATTGATCGTGCTCCCGAACAAACCGGGAAGCTGAAGAAAAACGTTGTTGTCGTCACTCAAAAAAGCCGCCGCCGTGGTGAAATCGCATCGGGGGTGCATATTCGTGGTGTCAACCCGCAAACAGGGAACAGCGACAACACCATGAAGGCCAGCAACAAACGGAATGCTTTCTACTGGCGCTTTGTTGAACTGGGAACGGCAACAGCTCCCGCTCATCCTTTTGTCCGCCCGGCGTTTGATACCCGGCTGGAAGAGGCTGCACAGGTAGCCATGCAGAGGATGAATACGGCGATTGATGAGGTGCTGGCTAAATGACAGAGGATGATATCTATAACCTTCTGTCTCCGCTGGCAGACGGGCGGGTTTATCCGTATGTGGTACCGCTCGGGAGCGACAATCTGCCTGCTGTTGCCGACCCTTACATCATTTTCTCAATACCGACTGACGTATCCGGGGATGTGTTCTGCGGGCAGGCCGAATCTACGCTACATATTCAGGTTGATGTGTGGGCAAAAACAAACGATGAGGCCAGAGCGTTGCGGCTTGAAGCTCTTTCCCGGCTGGAAGTGCTTTCACCTGTTGAAGTGACAAAAATCCCCGGCTACGACACAACAACCCACCTGCACCGGGCAACGCTTGAAGTAACAGTCATTGCCTGACTGAAACCAATCCAATCCGACCGCCGCTGGCGGTTTTTTCATTTATGGAGGCTGCAATGTCAGCACAATTTGAACGCGCCCAGAAAACGAAAATTATGATTACGTCAGTGCCGGTCACTGCTGCAGAAATGGATACGGCGACCTGGCTTGAGTTGAGTTGTACCATCAAGCAGGCCAGTTTTACCGCCGGTCAGAAAAACGATATTGACGTGACGACGCTATGCTCAGATGAAACGGAGAATATCAACGGACTTCCGGCGCCATCTGAAATGTCTCTTTCCGGTAACTTCTACCGCAACCCGGCACAGGATGCCCTGCGCGCGGCTTACGATAACGACGGAATCCATGGATTTAAGGTTATTTTCCCTTCCGGAAACGGGTCCCAGTTTCGCGCGGAAGTTCGTCAGCATACCTGGGATTCTCAGACCAACGGTGTGGTAGCAGCAACGTTCTCCCTGCGCCTGAAAGGTAAGGCAACCAATATTGACGCCCCTGGTGTCCTGTCTTTCTCTACTGACCTTCCTGCATCGCAGACAGTTGCGGTCGGTAGTGCCCTGACAATGGGCGTGGTCGTCCAGGGCGGCACGGAACCTTATACCTACGTCTGGAAAAAAGGCTCTTCTACAGTCAGCGGGCAGACCAGCGCAACGTTTAATAAGGCCAGCGCAGTATCAGGCGATGCTGGCGTTTATTCCTGTGTGGTTACTGATGCTGATGGCACCGTTATCACCTCTGCTGACCACACCGTCACCATCAGTTAATGGAGCGCCGGGGAACCGGCGATAAACTTAATGTCAAAACAGAATCTTAAAGCGCTGGCGCTGGCCCCGATGGCCGGTTTTCGTAAAAAAGAAGTCCCCGTCCCTGAGTGGGAAAACGCCAAAGTTATCATTCGCGAACCATCCGCTGAAGCCTGGATTCGCTGGCAAGGGATCGCCAGCCCGGAACAACCAAAACCACCGGAAGGGCAGGAAGCACCAGAGGTGCCAGAGCTGACTCCCTCGGAACGTGCTTTCCGCACGATGCGGGCAGATGTCGCGCTCTTCATCGATATTTTACTGGATACCGACCTGCAACCCGTCTTTACCGTCGATGATACGAAGCAGGTTGAATCAATGTATGGTCCGGTCCACTCCCGTCTTTTGAAACAGGCACTCGATCTCATTCGTGACGCGGATGATGCCAAAGCAAAGTAAAAATGCCTGGCATGCAGTTCCTGATGTCGCTGGCGCTCCGGATGGGACGCACGCTGGGCGAACTGCGACAGACTATGACGGTAGGGGAGTTCAGAATGTGGGCTGAATACGACCGTATCAGCCCGATCGGTGATATCCGTGGCGATATTCTCAATGCACAGTTGGTTTCAGCGGTGTACGGCGCACAAGGCGGAAAACTCACCATTGAAGACGCTCAGCTTCAGTGGAGCACAGAAGAAGACGAGGCAAGTGACAGCGGCGATCCATTTGCTGGGTTAGAGGCCGCTTTGCTTGCTGCCTCAGCATGATATTACAAAATAGGATGGTCGATATTAATTCGTGTAGAAGCCTCTCTTTACAGGTGTTATGTTGTTTTTTTTGACACACGGAGTGCTTTAAATGACTACTACTGGCTGGATTTTATTATTCGTTTTTGCTCGTCTTATTGATCTCGTTATCTGGTATTTCCTTAACAGAGGAAGTGTAAGAGCAAATGATCAGATCGCTATGCTTAAAGAAATCTCTGAAAAGCAAAGTGCACAAATTGATCTTCTGATTGCACTTGCTCATAAAAAAGATGAACCAGAAAAAGATTACCTCGAAGAAGCCAGGAAGAAAGCTGGTTTAATTTAATAATGTTGAAAGCATAAAAAAGCCCCGCATTGCGGGGCTTTTTGTTTCCGAGGAAATGAAATGGCAACCCTGCGTGAACTTATCATCAAAGTTTCTGCTAACTCTCAGTCATTCCAGACTGAGATCGCCCGCGCATCACGCATGGGACAAGACTATTATAAAACTATGCAGGATGGCGGGCGTCAGGCCGCTGCCGCTTCTAAGGAAAGCCAAAAAGCTCTTTCCGAGTTAACGGATGGATTTGCTTCCGCTGGCCGAGCTGCTACGGCTGCAGCTGCAGCATTTGCTACAGGTAAACTGGTTCAAATTGCAGATCAATGGAACTCAGTGAATGCCCGGCTTAAACAAGCATCAATATCTACGAATGATTTTACTTTATCTCAGACTCGTTTAATGGCGATTAGCCAGAGTACGGGGACTGCTTTTACTGATAACGCCAATTTATTCTCGCGAGCTGCTGCATCTATGCGTGAATTTGGCTACAGCTCAGATGAAGTACTCAAAATCACCGAGGCGGTATCAACAGGACTTAAACTATCAGGTGCGAGTTCTGAAGAGGCCGGTTCTGTTATTACCCAGTTTAGCCAGGCGCTTGCCCAAGGGGTGCTGCGTGGTGAAGAGTTTAATGCTGTTAACGAATCTGGGGATCGAGTCATCCGCGCATTGGCAGCAGGCATGGGGGTTGCGCGCAAGGACCTGAAAGCAATGGCGGATCAGGGACAACTCACGATTGATAAAGTCGTGCCAGCATTGATTAGCCAGTTGGGCGTATTGAAGGGCGAGTTTTCCTCGTTACCGCCGACAGTTTCGGGATCAATGCAAAAAGTAACGAACTCGTTTATGGCCTGGGTTGGAGGTGTAAGCCAGGCGACTGGCGCAACAGATGCCCTTTCTGGGGGCCTTGATGGCCTGGCAAAGACGCTTGATTCTCTTACATCTTCCGCTGTAAGTGGGGCCCTCAGTGACGTAGCAGATAATATGTCATTGGTTACCACCGCTGCAGGTGGCCTGGTTGGGATAGGGTTGGCTCGGTATCTTGGTGGGATTGTTACAAGCGCAACCAGCGCCACCGGGGCGCTTATTTCAGCTGCAAAATCAGAAGTAGCACTTGCCGTTGCACAGGAAAAAGCTGCTCAATCTTCTGTTGCTGCTTCCCGTGCTGCAGTTTATCGGGCCCAACAGGCACTTCAGAGTGCGAAAAGTGCGGATGTTCAGGCTGCGCAACAGGAGAGAGTCGCGGCAGCAGAATCTAAAGTCACTGCCGCGCAAAGCAGACTTACTACCGCGCTTGCTAGTGGAACAGCAACAGAAAAAGTACGAGCCAGGACAGCGCTGGAGCGTGCGCAAGCTGGTCTAATGGCCGCCAAAAATGCTGATACACAGGCTATTGCGGAAAAGAAACTCGCTGCAGCCCAGTCAACACTTAACCGTAATATTTCAGGGAGAACATCTGCACAAAACAACCTCAACAGTGTTACATCTGTTGGCACCCGGTTGATGAGTGGCGCGATGGGATTAATTGGTAGGATTCCGGGTTTAGTGATGTTGGGTGCAGGTGCCTGGTATGCTGTTTATCAGAATCAGGAGCAGGCCCGGAAATCTGCTCAGGAGTACGCCAGCACGATTCAGGAGGTTAGTGCCAGAACTAAAGCGATGACGCTAACTGAGGCCTCTGACAATGAAGATAAGACGCGTAAATCACTAGAAGAGCAAAATCGACTTATATCAGAACAATCCAGTAAAGTTAAAACATTAAAAGAAGAAATAGCTGGTTATCAATATGTACTGGCAAACAGGGGGCCGACAACTAGCGGTGGGTTTATGATAAACCACCTCACAAGTGTTGAAACTGCTACGAAAGGATTGGCTACAGCGACTGAATTGCTGGCTGTTGAACAAGAGCGGTTGGCGCAGATGCAGGCCAAATCACAGGAAATCCAACAGGTGCTTGAGGGCCTTGAGCATCGCCGGGTTACCCTGATAAGGCAGCAAGCTGCAGAACAGAATGTCGCTTATCAATCTTTGATTATGATGAATGGTCAGCATACAGAATTTAACCGGCTTCTGGGGCTTGGTAATAATTTACTGATGGCTCGACAGGGGTTGGTCAATACTCCAATGCGTATTCCCCAGGCTGATTTAACATCCCAACAAACCAATGCCCTTGAAAAGAGTCGTCAGGATCTGGAGTTATCAAAACTTAAAGGAGAGGCAAAGGAAAGAGCCCGGTTAGGTTATGCCGCTGATGAATTAGGTCTTAAGGATGAACCTCAATTCAAAACAAACCGCGATCTGTATGTTAACCAGGGGTTAGCGAAGTGGCAAAATGATGAAGCTAATAAACCCGTACGTAAAGGGCCAAAAAGCGAAGAGGTAAAGGCTGCTGAAAAAACAGAGGACGTTTACAAGCGTCTAATTAAACAGCAGCAGGAGCAAATAAGCCTCGGCAGCCAGAATACTGAACTGGCAAAAGTAAAATACCAGGTTACCCAAGGGGAACTGACTTCCCTTGAGCAAGCCAAAAAAGAAACCCTTCTGCAAAATGCCGCGCTTATCGATCAGAAAAACATTGCTGAGCAGTTAAAAACGTTCCGTGAGGGTTTGGCTGACAGCAACGCAGCTGCTCGCGACAGAGGGAATATTGATTTCCTAGGTGCCGGTGCGGGAGATAAAGCGCGCGACCGTATGAAGGAGATGGCTGATATTCGCACTGACTTTCTGAAGCAGCAGCGTGATCTGCAGCGTGACTTCAGTCGGGGGGAAATATCTGAAGACCTCTATAAGCAGCAAACGGAAGCCCTGAAAACAGCGCTTGATGAAAGGCTGACAATACAGGAGGACTACTACAAAAAAGTTGATGAGCAGCAATCGGACTGGAGAGCAGGTATCAGCGATTCACTGATGAATTATGTGGATCAGGCTGCTGATCTCAGTTCAATGGCGGCATCAGCGACCAGCGAAATTCTCAATAACGCCACTAACTCTATTTCCAGCAATATGACCGACGTTCTTACGGGGGCGGTGTCATTCAAGGAAGGCATTTCGAATGTTTTCACGTCGATGGGTGAAACCATTATTAAGACGCTGATCCAGGTAGCCACGCAGGCATTGATTACGAAAGCCATTCTGTCGATGGTTGGCGGGGGTTATGGAAGCATGTTCAGTAGCATTTTGGGAAGCGCTGGTTCGGCAAGCAGTGGAACCGCTATCCAGAGTGCTGGTGCAAATTTCTCGTTTAACGCGCTGGGTGGCGTTTACGACTCTCCGTCGCTTTCTGCATACAGCGGCGGCGTATACAGCACTCCGCAGTATTTTGCGTTTGCAAAAGGGGCAGGTGTATTCGGTGAAGCGGGTCCGGAAGCCATCATGCCGCTGACGAGAGGGGCGGATGGTTCGTTAGGGGTTCGCGCTGTTGGTCGTCAGTCACCGGCAGTCCAGGATGCCGCCAGGCAGATCGAGGCGCAGCCACGTATTGCCGTTAGTGTTGACGCCCGCAGTACCTTTACCGGGCAGCCTGACGACGCAACAATGCTTGCTGTTGACCGCCGGAATGCTGCACTAGAACAACGCATCATCAATAAGCTCACCGCTGAGGTTACTAAACCGCAGAATAAATTCGGACGGGCTATTTACACTAATTTGCAGGCTAAAAAACCTACCTGAAAACCTACCGGAGGGAATGTCAATGGCAGATATTATCTATCCGGACGATTACCTGCCCATGCCACTTATGGACGGGTACGGATTTAAGCCCATATCACCACTGTTACGGACGGAGATGACATCTGGTCGCGCACGTCAGCGGCGGCTTTACACCTCGACACCGACCCAGGCATCAGTTAAATGGATTTTCCAGACTGACGCCCTGGCACAGGTGTTCGAGGCATTTTTCAGGGATGTGCTCAAAGATGGTCAGTCCTGGTTTTACATAAGGCTGCAGACCCCGATCGGAGTGAAGCCTTACAAGGCCAGGTTTGTTGATATCTACGAAGGACCGACGCTCGTTGCTCCAAAGTACTGGCAATACAGTGCGACCCTGGAGCTATGGGAACGACCTTTGCCACCACTGGGCTGGGGAAATTACCCGGAATGGCTGGCCGGACAATCACTACTGGATATCGCACTGAACAAAGAGTGGCCGAAAGCATGACCATACTCGAAAGACTCTATGCCAGCAGCGGATCGGAAGTCATCCACGATACGTTGCAAATCACCGCCGGCGATCAAAATTACTGGCTAACCAGCGGCTGGGATAATGTTTCCGTTACGCTCGAGAATGGTCAACAGGCGACATTTGAGGGGTGTGCCATTGATATCGCTTTGCCAGCCCGCAATGCTGATGGAACTCAGGATTTGAAATTCGCGATCAGCAATATTGACGGCGAGGTTTCTGGCGCTATTGATACGCTGCTCGATGAAATGAAGTCAGCAACGTTGACGTTTCGCCGGTATATTTCAACTGATTTATCAGCCCCTGCAGCCGCACCTTATACCCTTGACGTTATATCTGGCTCCTGGACACAAACCGCTGTTCAGATGACTGCCGGGTACATGAATATCCTTAAAACGGCGTGGCCGCGTAACCGATACAACCTCGCCTGGCACCCTGGCTTACGCTACTGATTTGAGGTTTCCCCTATGTTTGACCCTGAAAAATACCGTTCAGTCACCTGGCTGAAAGGCGGTCGCGTATACCCGGAACTCGATTGTTTCGGAATCATTAATGAAATTCGCAAAGATCTGGACCTGCCTGTGTGGCCTGATTTCGCCGGTGTGACTAAAGACGGCGGTGGCCTTGACCGGGAAGCGCGGAACTTTATGAAATCGCTTAAACGTTGTGAACCGTGCTTAGGTGCCGGGGGTGGCCTGTTATTCGGGATCAACCGTCTCTCATGTGGGGATTGTTGTGCTGCTGGATGATCAGCTACAGATAGCGGAATGCAACCCTGGTACGCACGTCACTTTTTTGCCACTGGCGCGCTTTGTTCGACGTTTTAACCGCGTGGAGTTCTGGCAATGACAATCAGGATTTACCCCTCCCGCCTTCCTGGAGAGCCACTGGAAACACATAAGCATGGAGTGTTAACACTTCATGAATGGATGGAAAAAAATGTCCCGAGTTATTCGCAGGAGAAAACACATTCGATCTCCGTTGAGTTAGACGGGAAAATAGTCCCTCCGACTGAGTGGCCTTTATGTTATTTACGGCCCGACAGCGATGTTAAAATTTACCCGATCCCCTACGGCACCGGATTAGAAATTGCCGTGTGGGTATCGATCGCTGTTTCGATAGCCTCGACTGCCTATGCGTTATTTTTCGCGCCTAAACCTGAACTGGGTGGCTTTTCATCTAATAATGGTACTTCACTTGACCTGAATCCGGCTAAGGCGAATACAGCAAAACTCGGAGAGCCCATCCGGGAGGCATTTGGTCGAAACCGAATTTATCCTGATTATCTGGTGCAGCCTGTTACCCGGTTCGACCCGAATGACCCTACCAGAATGACGGTGGAAATGTTCGTTTGCCTTGGTTACGGCAGGTTTTCATATGCCGGGGGGGATTTTCGTGTCGGCGAAACGCCAGCGGTAACACTGGGCGATGGGTTCAGTTTTACCGGATATGGGCCGGATGACAGTGTATTGGGTGATCAGCGAAGCGAAAACTGGTTCAACAGTACAGAGGTCGGTGGGACATCGAGTGGGTCTGGGTTAGATATGGCGCAGACCTCGCCGGATTCAGATGACATTATCGCCGACAGTATGACCGTCTCAGGTGCAACTGTAACGTTTACCGGCCTGGACACCGATGACGACGATGATGAAGATGAGGATGACAACGCGCTACCTGACAGCTGGGTGGAAGGGACCATTGTAGAGATAAAAGCGCCGACTAACTTTCTGATCTCAACATCGTCAGGTTATAGCGTATTTGCCAGTAAGCTGATCACTGAACTCGCACCGATCGTGGGTATGCCGGTTACGCTGAGTTTTAACAGTGTTGATTACGATCTCTTCATTGCTTCCATTACACCAGGACAGGATGCCGTGCCGGGAGTGGGCGGTAGTGCTGCTAAAGTTCAGGCCAGCGCAGCCCCCTCGACGTATGATTTTTCGGCAGGCAGTACCACGTTTACGCTGACCTGGCAGGGGACAACTTACCCGGTGTCTCTGGTTGCTGATTACGTGAATATGTCCGGCCTGCTGATGGCCATCACTGAGGGGCTAACGGGTTCTGGTCTGGTGGCGCGGGACAACGGCGGAACGGTGCTTATCACTGAGGAATCTAGTCCTTTTGCCGGTGGCGCAATTACCTCGTCTTCTCTCCCTGTATCTGTTTTCGGAGATACTCCGGTTTACACTGCCGGAACGGCATCCACCGGCGGCAGCGCAGCTGTCACGGCTAATTTGACCCTGGCGTATAACAGTGCCACTGGGACTGCATTTTCAGGCATGCCGGAAGGCACACAGCGCTTGTCCCTGGCACATCGAGGTAATGAATATCAGATAGTGTCAACTGATGGGACCACTGCGACCGTCAGCCGCCTGGTGAGCGGTGTGATTGATGCTACCTGGCCAGGCTTCGTCATCAGAACCATGATCGACTACGAAGCGACAGGACTAAACGACAGTGATACCTGGATGGGGCCATTCCTGGCCTGCCCACAAAACGAAGTTGTGGATGCAGTTGAAGTTAATATTTCGTTCCCGAATGGGTTGTGTGGTTTCGACAGCAAAGGTAAAAAACGGATCCGTCATACAGGGATTGATGTTCAGTACCGTGTGTATGGCAGCGGAAGTGCATGGCAATCGCTCTCATTCCCCTATGCTGAAAAAAACGTTAATGGTCTCGGTTTTACACACCGAATAAATCTTTTATCCCCTGGACTTGTTGAAGTCAGAATAAGACGGCAAAACGAGCAGGGTAGTAATAATGCTCGTGATTCTATGTTCTGGCAGGCACTTCGTGGCAGATTGCTGGCACGTCCATCGTCTTATGCCGGAATTTCGACGATTGGTATCACGGTTGAAACTGGCGGGCAACTGGCTGCCCAGTCAGATAAGCGTATCAGCGTTGTAGCGACACGAAATTATGATGGGGGAGGAGATCGGACCATCAGCGGGGCGTTCTATCATGTCGCACGTAACCTGGGTTATCGTGATGATCAGATTGATATGGCAACGATTAATATGCTGGAGTCTACCTACTGGACGCCACGTGGGGAGTATTTTGATCATCAGGCTACCAGTGACAGTACATCGGCTAAGGATATTTTCGACAAGATAGCTGAGGCTGGTATGGGGTATTTCTTACTGTCTGACGGACTGCTTTCTGCAGGGCGAGAAGGCATTAAAAACTGGACCGGAATCATTACCCCTCAGGATACTGTAGAGGAAATGCAGACATCATTCAGGGTACCTACTGATGATGATTACGACGGAGTTGATGTGAAATACATTAACTCCGTAACCTGGGCAGAAGAAACGGTGCAATGCAGAACGCCAGATAATCCGTACCCGCGAAAAACAGAGTCCTACACACTTGATGTGGTCATGAGTGCAGACAGGGCATTTCGAATTGGCATGCGCCGGTTGATGAAATATCTGCATCAACGGCGGACCTATACGACGACGACCGAAATGCTGGGCTGGTGTCACGAATTTGGTGATCACATTATTCTTTCTGACGATATCCTTACGGGGAAAACTCGCAGCTGCTTAATTGACGCAATGATGTATGACACGCAGGAAATCACTCTGCATGTTACTGAACCACTCGACTGGAGCTACGCAAACCCTCGATGCTGGATACAGTTTCAGGATGCCGGGGCATCACAGTTACTCACGCCACAGCAGGTCGACGACTATACCCTGACAGTGCCATATAGCGATGACCTTCGCCCGGATGAATGGATCATGGATGACCCTGATATTGAGTTGCCAAGATTGCTGTTTAGTGACAGTGAGAAAGGTGCTCGTCATGGGATAGTTCAGGAAATAGCACCTTCCGGTGACAGTAATTGCCAGATTACTGCACCGGAATACAAAGATATTTACTACCAATACGACGACGCCTCATACCCCGGCGATGTCGCCTGATCCTCTTTAAAAATATCCTTTCACCCGCTTCGGCGGGTTTTTTCATTTTTGGAGCACAATGTATGGCCGACAACGAAAAGCTTGGGTCGACATCGCCAGAGGTATTGCTGAAGAACGCAACCAATCTGGATAAGTTAGTCAATGGCCGGGAATCAGAGTCATTGCCGGACCGTTTCGCTGTACTTCGCCGTACCTGGTACGGCATGGAGATGGCCTTCAATCGCTTCATCGCGTATATCACTGGTCGCGGTGAGCAGGCGGTTGCATCTATTGGCTGGCAGGAGCTGGGTAACTGGGCAACCGGCCTCACAGTCGATAATCGCCAGAAAATCGTTTACTACAATGGCTCCTGGTACAAATATCTTGGAGAGCTGGAACATGTCATTGCGGGGGATTCTCCGGAGAACGATGGCGGGGTGTGGTCGGCGGAAAACCCGACGGGTAAATGGTCGAACATTGGAGATGCAGCTCTTCGCTCAAACCTGGGTTCAGGCGACGGCTTTAAACTGGTTGGTCAGGTTCGTAGCGCAGCAGTACTGGCAGCTCTCCCCGGTAATGATGGTGAGAGGGTCTTACTGGATTCCTATTATGAATTAACGGCTAATGACGAACCACTGGGCGGCGGAGAGTTCTATTACGTCAGTTCATTGTCAACAGTTAATAATGGCGTGACCATTTTTAACGGGTGGTGTCGAAAAATAAAAAATAAAACTCTGTCAACCCATGATGCGGGTCTGACTGGTGGGGATGGGACTGACGCCACTGAAAGGATGCGAGCGTTATTTGACGTTCTGGAGGAGGGTTTTACCATGGATGGATATGGGTATCATCAGGTCACTAGTGCTATCCATAAAAGTGACACGGCAAATCTGGCTATCAATTCTCATGACGGGTTTACCATCTCCGCTAAAGAGCGTCGTGATGACTGGCAGGTCTACAGTCGCTGGTACAACGCTGTGGTTTGGTTTGATAATTGCGATAATTTAACTGTCGATGGCATTTGTGTTATTGGTTCTAAAATGAACGACCAGACGGTGGACGCGGTTGGCCGTACAGAACCAGGGGATAAGGGCATCCTGATTTATAACACCGATACTTATTTACTGAACAATGTGAAGGTCTCGCATACCTGGGACTACGGTATACACGGAGAGACTTGCACAAATGGAACCGTGCAGTATTCAAAAGTGAGCGACGTGGCTCGCCAGAGCGGTGTTAACATCTTCCGTAAGAGCAGTCATTGTAAGGTTCTTCACTGCGAAATAGAGGATATCTGTTTAGATGGCGTTGAATGTGAGAATGGATTCACCGATGTACTCAGCAATAACAACGTCGTTTCATACAATGTTATAAGGAACGCAGGTCTTGGTATTTTGCTTGCGTGGAACATCTCAAATACGCAGATTACCAGCAATAAAATTTATAACTGTTATCGCGGAATATACGGCGTTAATAAAAATACGCTATATGGTAATCAGTCAGGTAACTATGTAGCACAAAATGAAATTTATAATTGTGTGCAGGCACTACCTGCGGATTCGGTTCAGGGCTACATCGGGGCAGGCAACACCTTAGTTGTTGATGGCAATTTTACACAGGACATTCAGTATGATCCGTGGGATATCGTGTTGCAGGTTGTGGCAGATAACCAGTTTTATACCTATGCGTTTAACCGTTTTGCCGCATTGTCAACGGGTAGTACGTTTTACATTAACGGGGTGCTATATACCATAACGAGTATCACCCTGGACACATCCATCACCCAGTGGGGTACGTACAGCAGTTCGCAGCAACAAGGTGTTCTGGTCGTTACGGTGGATAAATCCCTGACTGGCGTTGAGCAGTACGATTTAATTCATACGGGGACTGCATTTACTCAATCCAGCTGTCAGGGCGTCAGGGTTTCTGATGGTAATGTCACAGGGTCATGTGACGGCGTTGAGTTCTCAAAAAATATTTTTGTAGGCGTGGCTACCGCTCTGAAAACGCTGACGACATATGCGACGGCCGCAAAAGGGGACTATCACGAAAAATATCTGGATAACTCAATAACGGGCGCAGAAGTCTGGTTCGACTTTAACCGAAGCACCTATGGCTATAGTGTTTCAGGTAATAATTACAATGATGGCGCCATATCGAATGTAGCAGTAGCGAATGCTGCCTTTTTCGCTGCTGCATTCGAACCAACACAGATAGTCAGAATGAACTCGCTGACAGCACGCGCCAGTGTGTCCGTAGCAAATTATGCCAATAAAATACTGCTCCCAAAAACCATGCGGGTAAGTAAGGTCCTGGTCAGAACCATAGGATTAAGTCAGACGGGTAATATGCTGGTTACTGCTGATGGTACTACTTCAAATGAACTCATAGCGTGGCTGGCGGCAGCATCAGTTGATACTGCAACGGACGCATCAAACTATATGGAGCACATTGCGCAACTGGCATCAGGTGAGCATGCAATATATCTGAACTCCAGTAATAACAATTCTCTGTACACCGCTTATTCAATCGAAATACATTTTGTGTGAGGTAATCATGAGTTTTACATTATCAAAAACCGTCACGCCGTTAAAAACATACCCGGCACTGGGTAACGCGGCGTTACAGGTTGACCCGGAGACCATTGATGTCGAGTACACGGCGATATCAATCATATCACTGAGCGCCAGTCGCTGTACGATACGATACAGCATTGCCGTTCCTGGCGGTGAGATGCCGGGATACGGCGAGCATGCATTCACTTACTCCGGCACGGGTAGTCCTCTGGATGAAGGGGAAACCTCTCTGCAGCAATCACTGGAAAATGCCAGTTAATCCCGCTAAAAAATTCATCAAGCCTGGAGCCGGGGGGGCGTTATCGTCCCGGCTCCAGGAATGGACATTACCGTAACTGCCGCGCCGGTTCTGACTAAAACCGATAGTGGTGAAAATTACACATTGAAAGGGATACGGGATGATAATGAGGTTGGTCTGGCTGGATTTCATGACTCGTTAATGCAAGTTAAATAACATTACACCAGTGATGGTATGAATAAAAAATCTAACGCAACAACCAAATAGGTTTCGAAATGAAATATTACCCCAGGAACCGAGCATTCATTCTTTTTCTTCCTCCAGTTCTTTAAGCGCATCGCGCCACCCGGCCAGCTCAGCCTTCGCTCTGTCACTCAGAGGGTATTGCGGGAATCTGGCAGCCATAGATTCAATGCTGGCAATTCTGCTTTTAACCAGTTGAATCGAGGCCTCATCCCGTTTTAGTTGTGTTGATAATTCATCCCGCTTTTTTTCAGGCAATTCCATAAACACCTCTTTTCATTTCTGATGCACAGGCAATTACGATGCGGAGAACAACGCAATGTTACTGTCCAGACTTTCCAGTAAAACTGCCGCACCGTCATCCCCTGTGATGGTAAACAGGTTCGGAGCCATACGAAGACGGGTGTACGGGTGAACATTCGGGGATTCATCATCCCCGGCACCCGATAAAATAACCGGATAGGTGACACCTTCAGTCAGCGAGTCTACGCGGCACCCTCTCAACTCAATACAGGTCAGCACGGTGCCGGCGGCTGGCAGTTCATAATCAGACATGTTTTCTCCTGTTAACCCAATTCCAGTTCGGCGTATGAATCCAGCAGCGTTGCATACCCCAGGGAGTAGTTAGCTTTCTGGCCCTTTGAAACACCAAAGTTCCCGCTGAACTTGCCGGTGACGCCCGCAAAGTATCCTGCGGGTTTGCTGTCCACATTGAATATGGCACTGCCGTTTGTTGCATCATTAATCTGCACAACGTAATAAACCCGCTTGTTTGGTTTACTGGTGTACTCCGTTTCTGTTGTGCTCATGCCCCAGCTCACCCGCAGGCGACGTCCACTGCCTGTAGTGCGGGTCCCGCCCACGTTAACCTCGGTATCCGGAGTGTGCATTTTCACGATGCAGTCATAGTTCGGCATGTATACCGGTTCAGCATCGTAGTTACCCAGAAGGCGAACGTTGTCGATTTTGATATGCGACGTGGACAGTGAGCCACCGTAAATCGCGTAGGCGTATTCCGATGTTCTGCCGTTAACGTTCCACTGGATACGCCCGTCTTCCACCGTTAAATTCGCTAACATGCCGTCATCGACGTGGATGCAATGTTTGCTGGAGTAAGCATACTGCCCGTTGCCGTCAACAACGTTAATGGACTTAATGTGAACATCTGCGGTGACACTGGAGGAGGTGCCAGTATAGGAGTTGTTATTGGTAATGCTAATTGCCTGGTTTATGTAACGCCCCTCAATGTGCTCAAAGAGCACAAAGGCCGCGGACCCGATGCGGAAACCACAGTTAGGGCCAAACAGACGGGACTGACCAAATCGTGTAAACGAGTTGACGATGTCCATGCAGAACAGGTCTTCGGTTTGCTTCACCGTCGGGCTGGCCCCGGCAACACCAAGATGGTGCCCTACATAAACGCCCTGGCTGTCGAAAATCTTCGCGTTAGCAACGCCCAGCAGGAGTTGGCTAAAGCGCAGTGAGTTACAGTTATTGACGAGAAGGTCTGCTCCCTCAAACTTATGCACCACGACGTCATAAATGCTGTTGAAGACAGACCCGTGCGTGCAGTCAAGCTCCCAGACACTGCTGAATTCACCAAATCCATTGGTCCCCGCCATATACACCGCGCCACCACTCAGGTAGGCATTCACGGTTGACGGATACATGCCCTTCACACCCTGTGAGGTGAGGAATTTAGTACCGAATGTGGCGAGCCCGTATCCGGGGTAATTAACCACGTCAATGTGAATTTCGGGAGCAACAACGACGGTATCAAATTGAACTGCAACGGATGAGTTAGTTGGGGTCGTCGTATCAATACCAGCAATCCCTGTCCCTCCCTCAATAACTACGCTGATGTAAGGCCGGTAACACCTGATGAATTTAAACTGTGCCGTCCCGTTAAATTTAAATTCCCCAATAACGCCACAGTTAAAACCCGAGTAGGTATTCAGGTTATACCGCGTCTCAAGGTTGGTTCTGAACTGATAAATGGTGTCAGTTATTTCAACTGTATGCGGCGTGTCGTTGATAATGATTCGGCAGTTATACCCGTCTGCATTTTTTGAGTCGGCAAATGCTGCGGCAAAAGCCGCATCATCTTTTAGTCCACGAGCATAATAGACCGACAGGCGCACAACTCGCCCTGAATAAAGCATCGGGCTAAGTGCCGCCTGAACATTAATCTCCTCTTCCAGCAGGACAAGCGTGCCACCGCTTTTACCGGCTTCGCTTGAATCCAGGTTTACGCGAATAACCCCGGCAATTTACAATCAGATTTTTCAAAGGGTTACAACATGCTGATTGGCTACGCTCGGGTGTCTACTGGCGATCAAAACCTCGATTTACAGAAAAATGCACTGATTCGCGCAGAATGTGAGCTGATTTTTGAAGATACGGCCAGCGGAAAGAACGCTAAGCGGCCGGGACTACGACGGGCAATCCGCCGACTTCGTCCTGGTGATTCGCTGGTGGTCTGGAAACTCGACCGCCTGGGTCGTAGCGTGCGCGACCTCATTACCCTAGTGTCAGAACTGCAGGAAACAGGCATTCATTTCCGCAGCCTGACAGACAGCATCGATACATCAACTCCAGCAGGTCGCTTCTTCTTCCATGTCATGAGCGCACTGGCTGAAATGGAGCGCGAATTGATAGTGGAGCGAACCCGCGCTGGCCTGGCAGCAGCGAGAGAGCAGGGGCGTATCGGCGGACGTCGGCGGGTGATGACCCCGGAGGTTGTCGAGCGGGCACATCGGATGCTGGAGAACGGCGCTACCCGGCAGCAGGTGGCTGATGTGATTGGCGTCGGTCTGAAGACCATTTACAAGTATTTCCCTGCGGGATAAGGATGATCACCTACAAGCCGTATGCAAGAGCTCGTAGGTGATCAAGGCTGCATAGGCAGTGAACAGCCTTTGATATTTTACTCGCGCTTCGTTTACTGACGTAGCCCGGAAAGCTCTTAAATGTGGAAACTACTGCCAAACTTTTTCACCGATTTTCACAGCTGCCATGATGGCTTGTTCGGTTTCTTTGTAAAAATTTGGGGTGGCCAGTTCCCAGCGTCCATTCCTGTGCACCATAAGCAGGTAGTCAGAGATAAGTCCTGGATCCTTAACTACGGCAAAAGTCAGCATATCCGTTGAGGGTTTGGGCAAAACGTTATCCGGAGGGAGGTAGATCCGTACCCCGGAGACAATCACATTCGCAATTTCCATCACTCCTCCATCATCCACATATCCGCCTCTTCAAACATCTCCTGGACAACCCGGCTGATTTGCTCTTTTTCGTGCTTGCTGGCATCGGTATTGATCGCCGGCAAAGTCATCATCGGCTTTACACGTACCTCGGCATCGGGAAAAATCCCGTGGACTCGCTTAGTTAATTCAGCCGTAATTGTCTCCCTTGCACCGGCCATCCCCTCAAAGTTTCTCTTGTCGTAAATCAGTTCCACCAACATTTCACGTCCCTCTTTACTGGATATAATTACAGTGTGCGCCGGGAGACCGGTAGAGATCAAGGGGTGAAAGTCCCCGACCATTGAAGGACCAGCAATCCACAAGGTCCCCGAGTCATGCGTTGCATACCGCGAGGTATGGGGCGAAGCGTTGACAGGGGTGTTGACAGGCCAGCCATTGAGCCACGAAATGTATATTAAATTACCGGGTGCCGACGTTGTACTGTTAACGGAAGGCAACATCATAGGGTGCGATACTGCGAGTGCCACATGGACCCGGCGGGGTCTGAGACCCTGGCATGTCAATACGATCTCTACGCGGGAACCGGGAGATCTCCCCTCTGACCATCTGCCAGTGTCGGAGATGGCCCGCACCGGGAAGACGAGGAGTCATAGCCGGTGATGTACGGAGAGGAGAAGTCGGACTCGCTCATAGTAGCGGCGAAGCAGGCGAACAACCCGAAAGGAGCGGAGTCAGTGGAGCGAAGGAGCGGGGCCAAGGGGAACGCGGAACAGCCACACATGCGCCGGACACAGAGCCGGGAAAGCATGTCACAGAGGCTGTCACGCGTGCGGGAAGCTGCGAAGCAGCGGAAGAAAGAACGGTTTACAGCATTGTTCCACCTGCTGACAGTCGAAGCACTGGAAGCCGCATTCCTCTCCCTGAGCAGGAAAGCGGCCGCCGGAGTGGATGGCATCAGGTGGATGGACTACGCCGGAAACATGAAGAACAACATAACAGATCTGCACCGGAGGCTACATCAGGGCAGCTACAGGGCGCAGCCCGGCAGGCGTCACTACATCCCAAAAGCGGATGGAAAACAACGCCCGCTCGGCATCGCCTCGCTGGAGGACAAGATCGTCCAGTATGCGCTGGTGAAAATCCTGAACGCAGTCTATGAAAACGACTTTATGGGGTTCTCATACGGGTTCAGACCCGGGCGAAGCCAGCACGATGCACTGGACGCACTGGCCACAGGGCTGGTACGCACTAACGTAAACTGGGTACTGGATGCCGACATCAGTCAGTTCTTCGACAGGGTGAGCCACGAATGGCTGATCAGGTTCACAGAGCATCGGATCGGCGACCGGAGGGTAATCAGGCTCATACGTAAGTGGCTCACAGCCGGGACGTCGGAGGAGGGTCAATGGCGAGCAACGGAGGAAGGCACCCCACAGGGTGCGGTCATCTCACCGCTGCTGGCAAACATATACCTCCACTACGTCTTCGATCTGTGGGCGCATCAGTGGCGACGTCGCTATGCCACAGGCAATGTGGTAATGGTCAGATACGCCGATGACATCGTCATCGGGTTCGACAAACGATACGATGCCCGGCGCTTCCGTATAGCCATGCAGCGCAGACTGAGGGAGTTCGGACTCACGGTTCACCCGGAGAAAACCCGTCTGATGGAGTTCGGCCGCTTCGCTGTCGAAAACCGTGCCATCAGGGGAAAAGGCAAACCAGAAACGTTCAACTTCCTCGGGTTCACGCACATCAGCGGGAAAGATCGCAACGGCAGGTTCATGCTGATACGAAAGACCCGCCGGGATCGGATGACGGCAACTCTGAAAGCCATCAAAGACGGTCTGCGAAGGCGCTGGCATTACTCAATCCCCGAACAGGGAAAATGGCTCAGGAGAGTGGTTCAGGGATACCTGAACTATCACTCGGTACCGGGCAACTTCCCCACCATGCAGAAGTTCAGGACACACGTAACAAACCTCTGGCGCCGGGCGCTCAGGCGCAGGAGCCAGAAGGATGATACGACCTGGACGAAAGCAAACAAACTGGCAGCCGCATGGCTACCAAGGGTTCGGGTTCTTCATCCATGGCCTGTGGAGCGGTTCACCGCCAGACACCCGAGGCAGGAGCCCGGTGCGTAAATCGCGCACGCCGGGATCTGTGCGGGGGGTATCCGGTAACGGGTATCCCTACCGCGACATATATACTGTATGCATGAACAGTGTCAACATGAGGAAGTGCGTTATGAAGTTTTACACACCAACTGAGCTCCGAGAGGTCCTATTGATACCGCTATTCAGTGACCCGGTGCAGTGCGGATTTCCTAGCCCGGCTCAGGATTATGTTGAACAGCGAATTGATCTCAACGAGTTGTTGATTAATCACCCCAGAGCTACATATTTCGTTAAGGCTGCCGGAGACAGCATGATCGAGGGCGGTATCAGTGAGGGCGATCTCCTGGTCGTCGATAGCTCGCGTAAGGCTCAGCATGGCGATATCGTGATCGCTTCTGTAGAGGGGGATTTCACCGTTAAAAAACTGCAGCTGCGGCCGACAGTTCAGCTTAACCCTATGAACAACGCTTATTCCCCGATCGTCGTCGGGAGTGAAGACACGCTCGATATTTTTGGCGTCGTTACCTACATAATTAAAGCGGCGGGCTGAGATGTTCGCGCTCTGTGATGTGAACTCATTTTATGCAAGCTGCGAGACAGTGTTCCGGCCCGACTTGAAAGGGCGGCCGGTGGTCGTCCTGTCGAATAACGACGGTTGTGTGATTGCGCGCTCTGCGGAAGCAAAGCCGTTCGTAAAGATGGGGGAGCCGTACTTTAAACAAAAAGATCAGTTCCGCCGGCAGGGCGTGATCTGCTTCAGCAGTAATTACGAGCTTTATGCGGACATGTCGAATCGGGTGATGACAACGTTAGAAGAGCTCTCGCCGCGGTGCGAAATTTACAGTATCGATGAAGCCTTTTGTGATCTCACCGGCGTTCGTAACTGCCGGAACCTTACCGATTTTGGCCGAGAGATACGTGAGACAGTGTTACGCAGGACACACCTAACTGTAGGTGTGGGAATCGCCCAAACAAAAACGCTCGCGAAGCTGGCTAATCATGCGGCAAAGAAGTGGCAGCGGCAAACCGGCGGGGTGGTTGACCTGTCAAATATCGACAAACAACGTAAGCTGATGGCCGCACTGCCAATTGATGAGGTTTGGGGAGTCGGGCGCCGCATAAGTAAAAAGCTGGAAACTATGGGCATCAAAACCGTGCTGCAGCTGGCTGATACTGATATCCGTTTTATCCGGAAGCATTTTAATGTGGTGCTGGAGCGAACTGTGCGGGAGCTACGTGGCGAACCATGCCTCGGGCTGGAGGAGTTCGCACCGGTAAAGCAGGAAATCGTTTGCAGCCGTTCGTTCGGCGGTCGTATCACGGAATACCATGAGATGAGGCAGGCAATATGCAGCTATGCATCGCACGCAGCGGAGAAACTCCGTGGCGAGCATCAGTATTGTCGGTTTATCTCAGCGTTCGTTAAAACCAGTCCCTTTGCGCTTAACGAGCCGTACTATGGGAACAGCGCATCAGTAAAGCTGCTAACTCCAACCCAGGACAGTCGGGACATAATCACAGCGGCGACAAAATGCCTCGATGTAATCTGGCGAGACGGACATCGCTATCAGAAAGCAGGCGTGATGCTTGGGGATTTCTACAGCCAGGGCGTAGCGCAACTGAATCTGTTCGATGATAACGCACCACGTAAGAACAGTGAAAAGCTTATGGAAGTACTCGATCATCTCAATGCGGAGGATGGCAGGGGTACGCTGTATTTTGCAGGGCAGGGGATCCAGACCGCCTGGCAGATGAAACGAGAAATGCTATCCCCGCGCTATACTACGAGGTTCTGTGACCTGCTCAAAGTCAGGTGACCCAGCCTTAACATTAAGTGATGGTATTGCTACAACAGTCCACTTAGAGCGAGGAGCAGAAGTTCGTAGTTGAGTCACCATGAATCTTGCTAACAATACCGTGCGTCAATCAACTGGGAACAGGTCACTAATTATCGTCGCTGAAAAAAAAAGCTTGATATGGTGGTTGTTTCGTGTTGAATATAGCAGAATAGACTTTTTTATTTTTTTATAAAACAGTTATATATGCAAAGGGTATGTTAATGATAAAAAATATAGAGATATCAAATTTTAAGATCATAGAAAGCTTGAAGTTGTCAAGCTTGAAGAGAGTAAATGTAATTGCAGGTAAAAATGGTAAGGGAAAAACCTCGATACTTGATTCTATATTTATAACCAATGATATTGCTTCTCCGGATTGCTTGATAAAACCTATTGCTTTTAGAGGTGGTTCTCCAGACTTAACTAATAATGAGCTATGGCTATCTTATTTCAGGGATTTTGATAGAAAAAACGAAATATCTATTAAGATGGAAATTGAAGATGGCATAAAACAAGAAACAAGAGTATCTATTGAGAATATAAAGTCTGATACATCAAATATAGGTACTGTTTCAAGCAATGTTATTGAGAGAAACCAGAATATCACCAAGATCCTCATATAG